TTATGCTGTAAATCATACACATGGTCAATCCATACTTGCTTGTCTTTAACTGTTTCAGCATCATATAGCTTTAACCATCCATCTGCAATTTTTCCCCATAGCTCACCACCGTAATTTTCGTTCCATCTGCCTACTTCAAATGCATTCTTGGCAGCGTTGACCACTAACTCTCTATTGTTGTTGCTTGCGTCATTTAGCGCAGCATATGACGCACCTCGATTAAGATCACTACCATATTTTCTTTTTTCTTGATCTGTTATGTGAACTTCCTTCGAGAAAACAGAATAATCATTTCGTGACCTGTATTCAGTATAGAACTTCTTTAGAAAATCAAAGTATTTAAAATTAACATTCTTTTGTGACTTGTCGAACAAGTGCCGAAATTCACAGCAAATTGAGAAATATACTGCATCAAGCATTTCCTGCCTTAATGACTCATAAAGTGTTGATTTTGCTTCTTGCAGTGCATAATTTATATCTTCGTCATTTGCCTCTGTTAGTATAGACATAAGGTAAAAATCCATAAGTTGCTGATCTGGACTATCAGGCAGGGTATAGGTAAAGCTACCTAACTTGGATTCTAATAATTCTTTAATTTTCATATTGCCTACATTTTTAAGTTAATTACAATTGGCTATAACGCTCACTACATACAATGTACGATATAGTGAACATATTCGTTATTTATTGTTCTTTTTTTTGTTTTCAAAATATGTTTTTGGATCTACTTTAGATATTACGTATTTGTTAAGTTCTGCATCGTAGATTTTTCCACCTTTCCATGTGCCACCTTTCCATATGCCATATTCCCATATACCACCATTCCATGTGCCACTTTTCCATATGCCATCTTTCCATGCGCCACCTTTCCATGCTCCATTATTCCATATTCCAGATTCCCATGTACCACCTTTCCATGTGCCGTTATGCCATGTGCCATCATTCCATGTGCCATTATTCCATATGCCATCATACCATTTTCCACCTTTCCACGTGCCACCATTCCATGTGCCATTTTTCCATATGCCATATTCCCATGTGCCATTTTTCCATGTGCCCCCACTCCATGAGCCTTTTTTCCATGTACCATTATACCACCAGCCATCTTCCCATGTGCCACCATCCCATGTGCCATCTTTCCACGTGCCGTTATTCCATGTGTCATTATACCACCAGCCATATTCCCATATGCCATTTTTCCATGTGCCATTTTCCCATGTGCCATTTTTCCATATGCCACCATTCCATATGCCGTCACTCCATATGCCATTATACCACCAGCCATCTTTCCATATGCCATATTCCCATATGCCATTATACCATTTTCCACCTTCCCATGTGCCATTTTTCCATGTACCATTTTTCCATATGCCATTATACCATTTTCCACCTTCCCATATGCCACCTTCCCATATGCCATTTTTCCATATGCCACCTTTCCATGTGTCGCCATCCCATGTGCCACCATTCCACGTGTCACCTTTCATATTTTTAATTTTTGCATCTTTATTATACCCTGTTTCATCTTTTTTATTAACTTCCACATTCGCCTCTGTTAATATAGACATAAGGTAAGGGTCCATAAATTACTGGTCTAGGTTGTCAAAGCTACCTAACTTGGATTCTAATATTTTATAAACTTTCATTTAATATTTTTCCTTAATTATTTAATGTTTTTCAAAAACACTATACGACCTAATTCTATTATTAAAACCACACACAACACCTACAACTGCCACAAACTTTGAGTTTGAAGGAGGCTTTGGTATAACGTAGTGAATGATACCAACTCTTTGCCCAACATTTAATGACTTCATCGCATTATCAACGAGTTTAGAGGGCGATGGGTAAACAATTCTTCCACAGTTATAATTATCCGCATCTTCTACGCTATAAGGAGGGTCAAGCAACATAGCGGAAAACCCAGTAGGTAATGGGTCTAATGCGTTTTGCAAATAGTCTGGTTCTGTTGCAGTGTCAATGTCTAATGTTTTGTCGTTTGGACCAAAGCCACCACGATACAGATAATGTTTCGCCATGCCGCCACATACATGTAAAACTGGATCGTTAATAGTAACACCAAGCAATGCTCGCGCTCGTTCTGGAAAGCCGCCTAAATATGCGCCATAGTATTTCTTCTCACCCTTTAGCTTCGCTCTTGCCAAAATCCACATATCAGTAATTGGACGATAGCTCATAACATTTCACTCCTATAGAATTAATTCACTTAAACACTAACATTTTCAGTTGGCTTTTCCTCTCCTAACTCACGCGATGATAACGTTGGTATATCTGTATACACATGAATTAATGCTCTTAACTTGTCAGAAGATATAGTGGTGTCCTTGTTGGTCATGCCTTTAATAAACCAAAACTCAACAAGTTCTTTTGAAATTGCATAATAACGAACTCTTCCATTATAAAGTAAATCTTTTGTATCCAATAAAATATAACCATCAATGTCATTTAGTTTTTCTGTGTAAAATCCGACCAAATTAAATGCTCTACCTTTTCCTCGCTGATTAGCTGGATTAAAATAAATTCCACCTTGCTTAACCGACATCATTCTTACTTCAAAATTCTTATCGTTTATCTTAATATCATAGTGCGCATTTTCTTCTGTTGCACGTTGCCAACCATTTGATTGGCATAACTTAATCTCCAGCAAAAGACCTAAAAATCTTCCATCTGTAAAAATCTTCTTTAAATCCTCGTCTAGATTAAGCCCAAATCCACGAACAACAACATCGAAGTTTATGGTAAATTCTCCGTAGCCATCACTTAAACCAACAGATTGTCTAAATCTCTTTTCTTGCTGTAAACCCGACCATACTTTCCAGATGTTTTTTATACTTGGCCGTTGATAAACATTTTGTTGCTTAATAACGGCATTAATATCAGGGTTCATTTTACATTTTTTAAATAGAAGTTTAAGTTCTTCAGCATCTATATTTGGAGAAACTTTTTTGGCATATTCTGCTGCTTTCTCTTCCGACTCGTCTGTAGCAAGTAACTTACCAACAATCTTTTCAAGTTTAAACTCACGTATTCTTTTAACAATTTCATCTAAAGAGCTTTTTGATCCTGTTTTTAGCACCTTACCCATCGCAATCAAAACTTCTTTTTCATCATTAGTTAAAGTAACTCTTGGAACCGTCGCCATCTTTTTAAAACCTATCTCTTCTTTAAATAATTCTTTTATCTTCATAGTAGTAAAACTTGTGGATTAATATCGTTAATAGAATATACGGTTTTCTCTCATTAATATTACTATTAACATATTCATATAGGCTCATATGTTACCATAAATATGTCTGGTTTGCACGGATACCTTTCACCCTTTACGCCGGTGATGATGAAATCTCCTGGGCATACAATATGGCCACCCTCTAATGTGTCTATCCAACCATGCTCATGAAATGTTTTACCACATTGTGAACACGCATCTTTTCCAGAGACATCCGGTCTGCGGTAATAGCGAACAACACCACCCTCCCACTCTTTTTCTTTAGCTTCTTGTCCAGCCCATGTGCGTAGTTCATCATTTTCATAGTCAGTCCTATCTTTTTTGAAATCATCAGGATGGTCGCCATTTTTGAACCACTGCGTTGCCTCTACTATAACAGGTTTTTTACGATATTGCATATTTTCTCCTTGTATATTATTAACATCAAAACCACCTTTTCTATAGGCATCAATTTTTTTGTTTAATTCATCAAGCCAATTACAATGTTCTGCTGAAACATCATTTTCTGCTCTTAATGCTCCTAACATCATAAAAACTTTTGCAAATACCCACACGCCTATAAGAGATAATAGTGCTAGTGCCCAAATTTTTATACTAATGTTGAACTCATATAACTGCTTCTGTAGTTCACGCGAACTAATGTAAATAATCATTAGTGCAGAAAACCAACCCCAGCCGTAATTGAATACAGCTTTTTGCCGAGCTATAAATTTTAATATTTTCATTATCCACATTTCGAAAATCCGCATTGAGTGCAGACAGGACAACCATCTACGAATTTCATATCGCCTTCACATTGTGGGCATTTTCTTGAACACGCAGTCCCATCATAAATGTAATGTTTGTTGGCTGCAAATCTTATTTAATTCATTCATCATAGTAGTAATATATCAATTTTACTGTATTTAAATCTTGGTAATATATATTAGCTTTAATAAAAACATAACAGTCTTTAATGGATCATGTTTCATCCTTACTTTTGATATAATCATCAACACTATTAACTATTTCTCTCTCTAATAATGGTTGTTCTACAGTTTTAACCCAATGATGGTTATCGTGTGAAAAAAAACATTTTGACCGCTGTAGGCATATTGGCCCAAAATATGTAAATTGAAACTCTAATGCATAATATTGTTTACCATCAAATGCAACATCTAAAGATAAGAATGGCACATCAAGTTTTTCAAATATGTTTTTAGCGAACCACAATAAATTATCAACATTTTCTTCTGGCCAGCTAAAAACACCACTACCGCTTGCTCTAAAATCATTCTCTCTATTGTCTCGCTTCATTATATAATACTTGTTGCCAAAAACCAATATCTTCCAATCGTTCATCAAATTTGGTATAAACTTTTGAATTATAAATTTTTTTCTGTATCTCGAAACTGGTTTATAACCACTATAAAAAAACGGGGCAATTAAATCCTTTATACCATTAATACCACTATAACTTGCCTTGCTTATTTGTTTAATTATTTTTTCTGTTTGTTTAATGTCGTCTGACTTAAACACAAAGCGACTGCCAGCACCAGATGCAGCCTTAATAACTATAGGCTCTTTAATTTTATTATTTTCTCTATATTCTTCAATTGTGCCATATACACCGGTTTCAATGTTTAACAACTCATCAATATCCAAATGTTTTCTAAGCATCTCCATACACGATTTATTATGATGTGCTCTAAAATATTTAAACTCAGGCAGTAAAATTGCGCCTGATTCTTTTAGCATAAGTAACACATCCTCTATGTAATCTTTATAAAACAATCCTTCATCTTCTGATGATGGGTATAAAACATATTTTTTGAACAAATTTTTATCGCAATAATCAATTGTATTATATGATGATATAACGATCTTATAGCCACGATTTTCAAACAAATTCTTAATTAATGATATATCAACACCAGCCTTATTAGTGGTTGATGAAAAGAATCTTTTATTATAATCCACCAAAATAACTATATCTTTACTCATATTCAATTTTTCCAATCCAACCAAATGGTGGTTTAAAATATTTACCGAATAAAGTCATTACATCTTTATAATCATATTCTTTATTATTATGACAAACCACCATATCCTGTCCATCTAAATCAAATAAATGTTTTGCGTTTAATAGTAGCGGTATTTTTGTCCAGTCATAACGCATTAATGCTGCATGAGCAATATCTGCAAAACATGATGATGAAGAAAAAGTTATTGCCCCAAGATTTGTTGGCCTGTTGGACAGTGGCCCGTCGCCATCACCAGCAATAATTGCATCAGTTAGTGTATATATTGTCCTTTGTCGTTCTTTTTGAATGTGCCCATCAGATAAGCCACATAATAATATTTTGTTTAAATCAATCACCATTCTCCAAACTGTATCGTTCCCGCACCATGCTCCTTCTATAGTTGTGTCTTTATTGAATAAATATTTATATGCCCTTAATAGCGCAATTGATGTTTTATTTAAAACACTATACTTATACGTTCCGATGTTACGATTTGCAATATCCATAATCAATTCTGCACAATATTTCAATTTGCTTGATTCGGCATAACAATCACCACCCTTTGACATATCTCCTAAGCGATGATGCGGCAAGTAGCTTTTATCACCATTAATACCAACAATGTTTTTTAATGCTCCAGTGATTCCAGATTTGCAATGAGTTTTTAATTTTGGCATGTTAATTATTACATCTGCATCAAAAATATCTTTCCAAATTAAATACTCATGTTTGCCTAGTTTTTGCCTAATGTTCAATTCGCTACTATCATAATTAGTTATTCTAAAATTATTTAATGTGGATATTGGCTCTAACATACTATCACATCCAAGATCAAAAAGACAATATTGATTTTTACTTATTATTTTTTTAGAATAAGCGTTGTCCCAAACAGATAATCTTAAATCACAAACGTCTATGTTGCTCGATAAACTTCGCAATTCATTTAAAAAATTTTCAGTTACAATGTTATTAAATTCACAATTTTGTATAGGCGCATCTGCTATAATTATTTTTTGCGGAGCACATTTTAAGATTTCCTTAACAACTGTTATTATTAAATTTTTATTTGTTATTATACAATCAACTGTATAACCGTTATTGTTTTTGTGGCAAACAAAATTTGGTTTTATAACAACAACATCGCCATTTTTGATAATTGCATTAAATGCCCCTCGGTGGTTATCGTAGAGATAACCAGCAGAATATATAGCTTGCAACATTAAGTTTGTTAATAAACTTCCGTCATTGTAAACACACCTGTTGGTTGTCGCCATTCCAACTTTGTTATTCATTGAATAATACCTTTTTGTACTGATTTACTATAATGTCTTTTGAGAACTTTTTATTAATATCATCAAAAGCAATTCTGGCCATATCTTTATATAAGTTCTTATTATTGATTGTGTCCTCTATTAAGCCAGCTAATGAAACATAATCGCCAACGGCGAATAAACGACCATTAACCCCATCGTTAATAATTTCTCTTGGGCCATAATCACAATCTGAACTGATAACTGGCACCCCACATGCCATTGCCTCTATAACAACGTTTGGGAATGCTTCTGTTTTTGAGCTTAATATAAACAAATCTGATTTCTTGAAATAAGAAAATGGCGTTTTTACTTGACCAACAAAATCAACAATATTATCTAGTCGCAAGTCATGTGTTAATTTTTCTAAGTGGTGCCTAAGATCTCCATCACCAAGTAAGATCAATTTTAGGTTATAAGTTTTCATCTTTAAAGCATACATTGCCTTTAATAAAGTACAATGATCTTTATATTTGCTGAAATTAGCACACGATACAATAACAAAATTGTTTTCGTTAAACCATCTATGCTCAACATTATCTTCAGAAAGCAACCTTATCTTACTTGTATTAATTAAATTGTTAATTACTGTTATTTTTTTGGTTGGAACATAAAAATATTTTATTAGTTCTTTAGCGGCACCATTAGACTGGCAAATAACACCATTGCACATTTGTAAACAAATTGGCAAAAGAATTTTATGCAATATCTTATTAACACCACTTAGTAACTTATTGTGGCAAACACATTCTCTAGCATATAATTTTATATTTCTTATTCCAATTAATGACAAAACGGTTTGAAATGTAACGCTTGACATGACAGACAATATTGCGTCTGGTTTTGTCGTTTTAACAGCACTTCTTATGCCCCTACAAACTCTTAATATATCAAATGAATTTGTACGTTTTAAATCAATAACGGTTATTTTTTTATCAAGTTCAAAATATTGTTTTTCTGTAGTAAAAACTACAACAGTAATCTTAACATCGTCAATAAGCTCGGATGATAACCTTTCAACAAAACGTTCTGCGCCACCACATTGTAGTGTGTTTATCACGATCATCAAATGTTTCATACCTCCCCTTTTTTACCCAAAAATATTAAATGTGAACGTTCTTTTTTAAGAATAAAATCACCAATGCGATAGGATATATTTTTTATAACATCATTAGAATAATATAGTAAATTTGTCTGGTCGCACCAAATTGAACTAAATCCATATTTCTTCAATCGTTTGCTCAACAAATCTTTATTAAACGACTGTAGGTGCTGCATTTTATGGAATATAGAGTTACATTCTGGACATATAATATTACTATCCGATAATTTTTCATTATTCGGGACAGTTATAATAATAACTCCATTATTTTTTAATATTCTATTAATTTCATTAAGACATATATCTATTTTATCATTATCCATATGTTCAATGACTTCGATTAAAAATACCGCATCAAAAGTGTTGCTTGGATATGATAGTTCCCCGTCAGTAATCAATCTAGCATCTATAAAATTTTTATGTTGTTGATATTTTTGTAATACAAATTCCACTGATGTATTTGAATAATCACAAGCATACACCTTATTGTTATTCGACTTTAATAAATAATAGCATAGTGCACCATTCCCGCATCCATAATCTAATATATTCCCACATACTGTAATTTTTTTATTGATAAAATTAATTATGGCATCTCCAACTTGTTCGGTGAAATATCCGCAGCTATGCATTGCCATATAGTTCCAAAAATTATTTATTTTTTCGTCACTCCATGTGACGCTGGATTGCAAAAATGAGTCTTTTGTATTGTTATCAATTTTATGACCATCAATTTTTTTGTTTAATTCATCAAGCCAATTACAATGTTCTGCCGAAACATCATTTTCTGCTCTTAATGCTCCTAACATCATAAATAATTTTGCGAATGCCCATACTCCTATAAGTGCCATCAATGCCAACACCCAAATTTTTATACTAATATTGAACTCATATAACTGCTTCTGTAGTTCACGCGAACTAATGTAAATAATCATTAGGGCAGAAAACCATCCCCAGCCGTAACTGAATACAGCTTTTTGCCGAGCTATAAATTTTAATATTTTCATTATCCATAATTTAAAAGTTAAAAACAAGTGCCTCAACCACTGAGGTTCTGTTTCGAGTTTCTCCACCTACAAAATAAAAGTGGTCTTTTGTGACCATATTGAACTTACTCCAAAATTTCTTAATAAATGGATTAATTCGATAAACGTCATGATGCCATGTTGAAAGAATAAATCGTGCTGGTGTTGATAAAAGCAAATTGAACAACATTTGCTCGTCTTTTTCTGACCAACCACCATAATAATTAACACACCTTCCAATATATGGTGGGTCGCAATAAATAATATCGTTTTTTGTCGCCTGTAAAATAGATTGTTTAAAATCACCTACTAAGAAACTCCATTTTGGGTTAATAACGCAGGCGACATTGTTGACCTGATTAACTATCTTTGTAATATATGCTGGTGAAAAGCGATCTGGCTTCTTACAGAAAGGGACATTCCACTTTCCGTTACGGTTAAATCGCATTATTCCGTTAAACCCAGCGCGTGACAGAAATAGAAAATCTAACGGGTCATTTGATTGATTAAAACGATCTCTGACTACTCGAAAATGCGCATAACCATTATCATGAGAGTTTTTAAGCAATGAACCTTCTCGCTCAAGATAATCGCGTACACTCCTTGACGTAATTTTTAAATCTTTGATTTCGTTATAGAACTTAATAACATGTGGGTTAATATCACATAGTAACGCTTCTTGAAAGCCAGAGTTAAAAGCAACAACACCTGTACCAAGAAATGGCTCAATCCAACGACCACGCACTGAAGGGGTTATAGATTTAATCCATGGCACCAGTTTTGTTTTGATGCCTTGACCCTTAATCGGCGGCGTAATTACACGTATTGTTTCGTTATTGTTTTCACAAGACATCGGTTTTTGGCCTTAGAGTTTTTAAGATTTTCATTATCCACATTTCGAAAATCCGCATTGAGTGCAGACCGGACAACCATCTACGAATTTCATATCGCTTTCACATTGTGGGCATTTTCTTGAACACGCAGTCCCATCTTCAATATAACGCTTCAACACACGCATAATGCCTTTATGAAAGCTATGTAAATCCTTGTTCGAGTCTTTCTCTAGTTGCTCAACAACAAAACGTATACTGGCACCATGACGTATCGCCAGTGAGATTAAGCGTGTTTGCGATCCATACGCATCATTATTAAACTGTGACACAATATCCTTGATGACTATTTCGTTATCCTGACCGCGATTAATGATCAAGTCATATTTTGTTGTGTGCATCAGTTTGCGCTTCACAATAAATGCTTCTTTTACTGATGGTGAAACTTGTATATCTGCTGCTTTGCCTGCAAACACTTCATAAGGCCTCCCATCGTAAAGTCCAATAATAGCAATCCAATCTTCACCAGACTTGAAATGATAAATATGCGCAGGAAGATCAACTGGACGTTTAGGAGCATTCGTTGAAACAAATTTGTTTGCTGTTGTTCCGGTTGACAGAATGCTTTTCAGATTGCTATTAGGACGATATGTTGTGCATCCTTTACAACCAGATTGATACGCATATGTGTACACGTTCTGAAACTGTTCAAAAGAAAAATCAGATGGAATGTTGATTGTTTTTGATATGCTTGAGTCAACCCATTTCTGCAATACGGCTTGAATGTCAATATGCTGCTCTGGCGTTAAATCAGAAACAGTAGTAAAATATTTTGGCAGTGGCTTATTACCAAACTTATCTCGATACATCAATACTGCATAATCATATACTGTTTGCTCAATTTCTTCTTCATTATTCGCTCGATACTTTCTCTTATACTCTAATGCAAATATCGGCTCAAGACCGCTGGACACATTGCCTGCATACAACGATATTGTGCCGGTTGGAGCAATTGATGTTAAATGAGAATTGCGAATACCATTAGCTGCTATTGACTCCTTAACTGAATTCGATAACTTAGAAACAAACTTGCTGTTTAGATACTTGTCCTTGTCATAAACAGGGAAACTACCTTTTTCAGATGCCAAAAGAGATGATGCCATATACGCTGTTTCAGTAATGGTTTTCATAATCTTATCGGCAACCTCCAGCGACTCTTTTGAGCCATATTTAATTCCCAGCATTGCAAGCACATCTGCCAGACCAGTAATACCAACACCCATGCGTCGTTTATTTTTAGCTTCAGTTTCTTGCTGCTTTAATGGAAAATTGGTGATGTCAATAACGTTGTCTAAAAATCGAACAACTGTTGGCACGACTGATTTAATTAAAGCGTAATCAATACCCGCATTGTCTGAAAATGGATTTTTGACGAACTTTGTAAGATTTAAAGAACCAAGCAGGCAATTAGAATTCGCCCCAAGGAGTTGTTCTCCACAAGGATTTGTCGTTGCTATAACTTCACAATAATTTAAATTATTCATTTCGTTAGCACGATCAATGAAAATCACGCCAGGTTCAGCATAATCATATGTTGATTTGGTGATCCTATCCCACAAATACCGAGCATTAACAGTACGATATACCTTGCCATTAAATTTCAAATCAAAATCGCTATCATCCTTTACGGCCTTCATAAAAGCATCAGTAATCGCCACAGACAAATTAAAGTTTTTTAGTGACACATTATCTCGTTTCGCATCAATAAACAACTCAATATCTGGGTGGTCAATTCGTAATGCAGCTAACATGGCACCGCGCCTTGATCCAGCACTCATAATTGTTTTGCACATTGAGTCGAACATGTGCATAAAGCTAACTGGGCCGCTTGATTGCGCCTGGACACCAGACACATACTCACCTTGTGGACGAAGTGTGCTATAGTCCAAACCAATACCACCACCTTGTCGCTGTGTTAAAGCAGACTCAGTAAGAATTTTTAATATCCCCTCCATTGAGTCTTCGATAGTTCCCATGACATAACAATTATTCATGGTGGTCTTTTTTCTACCAGTTCCCGCATTGGAAAGAATTCTTCCACCTGGCAAAAATTTGTAATCGCTAAGAATGTCATAAAACTTTGTAGACCATTCATCTTTATTCTTCTCATTGACAGCAATTGCATTGGCAACTCTTTTCCATGTATCTTCGACAGTTACATCAATAGGATTGCCGTCTTTATCTTTAAGCCTGTATTTCAAATCCCAAATTTGATAGCTTAATGTGTTCCCCGCAACAGTTTCAACATTATTCATATCAAAGCCCTTTTAGATGTTAAAAATTATTGTTTTTTCTACGCTTAATATACGAAATTTTGTTTTGCAGCAACAAACATTTTTTACTACTTCTTGTAACAAAATGCACAATTATGAGCATATTCACAATACTTACAAAGGAACCCAGGCTTTGCCTCAAATATTTTCTTTTCTCGTATTTCCTTTATCTTAGAATACACACCATATGAAAAAAAGCCAGTCTCTTTCTTTGATAATACAACTGGCTTCGATAACGTGTTGTTCCGAATGTAAAAAATTCTTGCCGATATACTATGGTTGCCAAACAGCCCATTGCTCTTCAATGCCATAAGAAGATAGCTTTGAAGCTGAAACTTAAATCGTATATCATTTTCACTTTTAGCGCTTTTATAGTCAACAATCTCATAGTGTTCATTGTCATACGTATAAATCAAATCTGCAATACCGCGCATCATTGAAAACTCATCTAGAGTATACGTCAAATATTTTTCTTCAAAAACAGTCTTAGCATTATTCAATATATTTGTCTTGAACTCAACAATATTACCAACAACCTTTTGTATTTCCTTCATTTTATCAGCATACACATCAGCACTATATGATATACCCTTAAACGCTTCGGCGATTAGCTCATCAACGTTTGCGCCAATTTTATACTTCTCTGCAATAGTGTGAAACGCCTTACCTTCATGTGTTTCAATATTATCCGGCTCCACACCAGTTTCGCCGTCAATGTATCTTCTTTTATAACGAAACGGACACTGTTCAAATGTTTTAAGTTTAGACGGAGAGAAATCTTCTTTTTTGACATTACCAAAAACTGTTACCATAGCGACATTTCCATTTGTAGTGTATGGCCAATTAATGCTTTATTGTCTGTATTTGTAGCACTCAATTGACCGTATTTTATATTACCTGATAATTCGTTGACTATAGATGTGTCCTTAACCGCACTGACAAATTGAACAAATCCATTGTTTTTTGAGACAACACACCGTATAATGTCACCCGCAGTAATATTGTCTTTCTCAAACTCTTCTAACTCCCATACAAAAATATTAAAAGAGCCACCATCTACTATAATCATCTTATAGGGTTTGTTCTTTTTTGTTTTCTTACTAATGATGTCTTTCACTCGAAACGCAATTTCATATTTTCCGCTTTCATTACTGGCAACATATTGTAATGTATGATGTGCTTTGATAGCTGATACCTTGTCCAACATGTCAAAGTTAATTCCGATTAAATCCTTTTCAATGTTAAGCAATTCATTAACAGAGAAGTTTTCGACCTTATCTTTTGTGCTTGTCATTATTTTATACGCTTGCCACATATCATTTCGACCAATATTGAATACATCACATGCACCGCAAAATATCAAGGAAAATACACTCGCCTTATTAAACTTATTGATAATCGTAAAATCAATAAAGTTCTTGAATGTTTTGAAGTGTGATTTCTTATTGACCAATTGCAGCAAATCTTTTGACATAATACCTTTGATGTAGCGCAGGCCATAGCGGATGTGGTATTGCTCGTCAAGAATAAATTGCTCAGAAGGATTGTTTATATCTGGTGGCAGCACAGAAATTGGATATAACACGGTTTCCCCATTAACGTGAAATGGAAGTTTTTTGTTATTAATATTATTGATAACCTCACTAATCTTGTCAATGTTCTTGTCGCCAAGGTTGTTTAACACACTGGTGTAGAATTCAAAGCCATAGTAATATTTCAACCACATGTCAAAATCAGCAATAATGGAATAGCATACTGCATGAGCACGACAGAACGCATATTCGGAAAGACGTTCCATTTCATCCCATAATCTGTTTGCTTCGACACTGCCAATTTTCTCTGTGGCATTTGAAATGAACTTATCTTTGTATTTTTTAACTGAAACAATGTCTGATTTTTTAATAAGCAGCTTTCTTACTTTATTTGCCTCTTTTGAGGAAAAATCACCAATTTGCATACACAACTGCATACATTGTTCTTGGAAGATGATAATACCATACGAGTCACCAAGAATTGGTTGTAACTTTTCATGAAGCGTATAACGCTCTTGTCCCGTTGCTCTACGAATGTATGTTTCCGTTGAACCATAGCGAATTGTTGCCGGTCTCAAAATACTATTTAACGCAACCAAATGTTCAAAGTTACTTGGCTTCAATCTACTCAATATCGGTTTCGCAGTGTTCGTTCCAAACTGAAAAATACAATCATACCCATTATCAGTTGTGTTGGCATAATTAAAAACATCCTTATCGTCTATACCACAGTCTCTATAGATGTCAATATCAACAGCATTACCATTACTGTTTTTAACAATAAATGGTGGAAGAACATTTTTTCCGTTTTTAGCTTCATAACATTTTCGAAACTTGCGTATAAGCGACAAGGAGTCGTCAATTACTTGAACGTTGGTGACGCGCAATAAATCATATTTGTAATAACCAAGGTCTGAGAGTGTGTCACCATCCCAACCGGACACAATTGTATCGTTATAATGGTAATATGGGATAAGATCACCAAGTGGTGTGTTTTTGTCGCCAATTACAACACCCGCCGGATGTTTACCGCTTGAGCGATATGTGCCATGCAGTGTATCAAGTATAGAAATATCCTCTACCAGTTCAGATATTTTCCTATACATGTTAGGGCACACTTCTTCTAGGTGAAAAAAATCTAAATGCTCATAGTCATTTTCAATTTCCTTGGTAAGCTCATTCGCCTCCATAAAGGGAACATTATAAAACCTTAGAATGTCCTTAATGACCGATTTCCACTTGTATTCTTGTAACGTTCCAATTGGTATGCTGTTGGGATATTTTTCATAGATGTATTTTTTGACATGCTCATGCACATTCTGAGCAAAATCCAAGTCAACATCTGGGCCAGAGCCAGACTCAATTTTTGACTCATCTAAAAATCTCTCAAACAAAAGATTGTGCTTTATCGGATCAATTTCTGTAATGCCAAGACAATACAACACCAATGATGCTGCTGCACTACCACGGCCTGGAGCCATGCTGGTAACGCCATAGTTTTTCTTTGTCCAACTTACGAAGTCGTATAAAACGTCAATGTAACTATCAATCTTAAGTTTTTTAATGACTTCCATTTCATACGCAATTCTGTCTCTGTATTGTGCAATATCGGCAATACCACGTATTTTTGCCCCTTTTATTACTTCTGCTACAAGGTCTTCAAAATTTGTTTCTTTTGGCCTTGGAATATTTGAGACGATATTAGGTATGAAATTCCCAACTCTCTCAACAAATATTTTCCTATTGTTCTCTATCGCTTCATCAAATACTTTATCGGTAAATAATTCAGTTTTGAGATTGTTGTTCCAATATGTTCGTAATTCATCATATGTTTTAAAGTATGTTTCTTTGCACGTCTCTTCAACATATTTGATTGACTTAGCATTCTTCTCTTGCCGTTCTTGAATATCCTGTAATGTAAGGTTCTCTCGCAGCGCATGAAGAATATAAGACGCTTGCCAATCCGACTTTTTAACAAAGTGGATGTCATTTGAAATAACACAAGGAATTGACAGCTTTTTAGAAAGCATAATCAATGCATCGTTATATTCGCACACATTATCAACATCAACAGCGGTCAATTCTAAAAAGAAGTTCTCGCCAAAGATTTTTTTATACTTCTTCGCATAGGCAATCGCTTCTTCAATGTTGTTTTTACGATATGATTTACCGATCAGCCCACCAATACAAGCAGAAGTTATTATCAATCCATCCTTATGCTGCTTAATTTTCTCGGTTGTGATGAGAGGTTTGTTATAGAAGTTATCAGCGGAAAACGCCACAATATTCATAAGATTTTTGTAGCCAGCGGCATTATACGCTATAAGAATAAGGTGACGAACAGACTCGGAGTATAGTTTCTTCGCCAGTTCCGAGTCTTTATTATCTCGTGCCTTTAGAATATCGTTGAGGTTGTCACAAACATATGCCTCAATACCAGCTACAGGAATGATATTGTTTTCTTTGCACTTGAAATACAAATCAGCAAATGAATTAATATTGCCGTGTTCCGTAATACACACATGCGAAATGTTGTTTTCTTTATGAACCCTAACAACATCTTCTACGTTACAGATGGCGTCACCAACAGACCCTTTTGAAGTATGTTGGTGAAAGTTGTAAAACAATTTGTTCATTATTTCTTTACCTTCTTTTCCTTTTTATCGTTGTCTTTTACCTCTTTAATTATCTTGCCGATTTCTTGCTTTCTGCGTTTTAGCCTTCGTACTACTTCTTCACTGCCAAACCAAAAGTCATGGCCATCAAACAATTTTTCCAATTCTTCGTCTGTCAAGAAAAACCTATAAATGTCTCGAAAAATATTCTTAAATAAATCATCCTTGAAATCTACGCTGGCTTTATTCTCCTGTCCCTTACCTCGTTCAGAAGAAGAATACCAATGACATAACATTTGGCTACCATATTCAACCTTAATATTTCCGGTTGCGCTTAGTAGGATTAACGATGCTGCACTTAGAGCACTACCAGACAATACAACATTAACAGGAATTCTACAGTTCTTAATCGCGGAAATTATTTGCATAGCAGTATGAAGATAACCACCATAACTGTTAATATAAAGAATAATACCATTCTCACCACTAATTGTATTAAGCAAATGCAGTAACTTTACATATTTATCTGGCGACTCAATCGGGGAGTTCATGTAAACGTGGTGAATTGTCTTTGTAAACGTCTGCTCAACTATGCTTATCGCTTCTTCTTGAACTTTATTATCCGTGTTGTTCATAAACCTCTTTAATTCATTGTTAATTCACGAATATGGCATCTTGCTGGATTAAACCCCATTAGTGTAAACTGATTAGCTCTCGACTCTCCAAATCTATTAAACAAAACACTAACGCGCAATTGATTAAGTTCTTGTTCTGACTGGTTTTGAGAGATGACAATCGTTGCATCGGCAATTCGTGTTTTATCAACCGAACCACCTAAAGACTGCTCTACCTCTTCGTCTATTTTATTACCAGAATTTTTCGTTCTCTGAAACGCTGTAATAACACAGCAATTAAGTTGTGACGCCAATGCTTTTGCTTCACGATATGTATACGCCTCTTTAATCCAAGGGTTATTATCGTGAGCTTTTTCTATTGAGTTGATGGTAGTGTGGTCAATATAATCAATCACAATAACTTCTGGAACAAACGAGTATTTTGCTTTCAATATATCAACATAGCATCGTATATCATTAACATTAGCAGTTCCCATTGGAAATTCTTTGATTATAAGCGAGTGTTTATCCACACCAAATTCTTTTTTAATCTGTTCAATAACTTCATTGAGTTTTTCTGGATAATTCTTTACGATATTAATGTCTTTATTGAGCACCATGGCATCAAGACGAACTTTCTGCATTAATTCAGAAAGCTCCAATGATACAAACAAAACTTTTGTATTTCTCAACATTAACTGGCCTGCAATATTAAGTAGCATCATTGACTTGCCTGACTTTTGACTGCCTGCAAATGCAATGAGCGACTTTTTAGGAAAACCACCACCAAAAACATTGTCAAAGAAATGAAAACCACTCTTGATAAATTCAATTTTTTCGTTGGCATAGCTCATTGGGTCAAGATACACCAACCCACCAGAACCAACTGCCCGTAGCGACTCGGCCTCTTGCAGTCTTTTGATAACTGTTGAAAAGTTACCAGTGTTAATATCAGAAATTGACTTGCGCAGCGCATCCGTCATTCGATTGTTAATTACAAATTTTTTGGCCTGTTCAAAAACGTATTCAGCTTCATTCTTATCCTCAATAAAACTGACAATATCCTGTTCAATTTGTAACAAACAATTAATCGCTTTAACTTTTACATCACCAGTTTCATGTTTTTGAACGTGGTCTTTCAGCATCGTCAGCGTTGGAACTTCCGTAAGTGTTTCGTGCAAGGCCGCAATCGCCGCAAATATTGCCTTATTTTCTTCAACATCAAAAAAGCATTTATTGATATATGGTATAAGACTTTTAAGTTGCTTATCTCCGCGCAATATTGAGCGTAGCAATATTAGCTCAAAATGCGGTTCTAAAAAAATAGTTTGTGTTTCATTTACCATGACTATTAAACCTCTTGATTGGTTTTATATTTGTGTTTTGATGATAATAGCCCTTATGATTAGTTGACAAATTAGTCAAATAGTTCTTGCTGTTAATATCCGTCAAACCATGATATACATACTTTGTAAAGCTGTGACTCTTTACAAGATCGCGTATCTTATTATACAATATCATGTAACAAAAAGCAAAACATACACGTTTTTTATTGCCATTGTAGTGCTTGAGTTTGTTAAACATATGTGTAATACATGTTATTTGTATGTCAAGCCAATCCTCATTGTTCAAGTTTTTATACCCTCGCACCGAAACATATGCTCGAATTATCTTGCTTATCTCCCAAAACGCACAAAACAATTTTTCTTCATTTGGTTTTGACTTATCTTTTCTATAGTTTATTATCAATTCATGCAGTAATTGAGACGTTACTTGATTTTTTAAATTATAAGGTAATACCATTATTAACCCTCCTCATTAACAATACATAAATTTTCTAAAAGGCCAAAATCTATTTCTTCAAATCCATTAATGGTGAAGCGACCACAAAATATTCCTTTATGTAACTCGACCACTCGATTGTTTGCTAATTTTCCACTTCTGAGACTTCTCGTAAAATACATTATAGGTCGCTGATTTGATTTAACAATAAGCAGCCAATCTTCTTTACCTTCCTTGTCAAGTTTATCTATCCATTTACGAATATCTGATTTAGCATTTTGCATATCATACATAATATTGAGATTCTTATAGCTCTTACACTCAATATTTGTATACCAGTTTTTTAATAGATTATGATCATAGGTCACATCGCCGCGCTGACCGTCAACTGCTAAACTTTTCCCCTTATGAATTGTAGCATATGCTCCAGAATTGGCGGTGCGGAAAAACTCAACACCAGTTCTTTCTGTTAAAAACTTTGCAACATATCGCTCAAATGTCTTTCCTTTATTGCATCCATTAACCCCCATGTTGCTTCCTTATATATGTTTTAAAATGTGTGCGACTACATCAACTGTCCACGCATTACCAATCAACTTAACAGCCCTGTGGTAACTAACAGATTTTGTATACTCTGCCGGAAGTGTTTGTAACCGCTCCATTTCGCATTGTGTAAAATAACGCCACTTAACTTCTTTTGATGGAACTCTGCCAACACGCTTCTCGCTGGCAACATTATCTTTTGCGACTGTAGAAAGGCAATTGGTGTAATTATCATAGCGACTTTCTATGTATTGCACAATGGGAATACTCATGTTGTAATCATCTCGCTTTCCGTTTTTCAACCTTCTTCCGCGCATTGCTCCTGCATACCACCCATCATCACACACATCTTCCCAGTGTGTTTCTTTATCGGTTGGAAGTGTTATATCTGGTATGTTTGTCCAATACAGTCTTTTCCGATCTTGTGCGCTTACTAATTTACTATTAATGTAAATCGGCTCCACACCAATGAAGTTACTTATTACATTTTGCCATTCTTTCCTCATGCAAACATTTTCAAGCAAAAAATACTTTGGCTTACATTCATTGATAAGACGGATGAACTCAAAGAACAAAGCACTACGATGGTCAGAAAAATTAAGCCCTTTGCCAGAGTATGAAAATCCCTGGCAAGGACTACCACCAATCAACAAATCTATTTTAGGCAATGCTTTCGCAGAAAGTTTTTGAATACTCCCTACTTGTAGTGTATTAGGAAAGTGTAACTGTGTTATCGTAATAGCATCTTTATTGATTTCAGAAGCGTAATAATCTTTAACTTTTATTTTTGCTCTTTGTAATGCTATTTGACCACACGATATACCGTCAAAGCAGGAGAGAACGTTCATTTTTATCCTCAAATTTTCTTTTTGTAAAGAACTTTTCTTTTTCCAAACTACGCACTCTATGTAGCCTGTAAACGATTTTATAGTCTACGGTGTTTTTGGATTTCTCCAACTCCAACACCAGCGGTAAAATATTTGTTGTTGCGTAAATCTCATTAACGATATAGATTGCCGCAATGCTCAATGCGGGAGGGCAAACCATAACAAATTCATATTCGAGAAGCTGGTCTCTAACTTCGTCTATCACATTCACAATCTGTTGATAACAATTCGACTTCAAATTTAAAGCAATTTGTTTTCTAATAGTTGTAACCGGAACTCCTAACGTATGAGATATGTCGTTATTAACAGTCTCGTCAAAGATAAGTTCCGAAAAATTAAGAAACAATACTTCTCGCTTTTTCATGTCTTTCCTTATTCTTCTTCTTCACGCCCTTCATCATCACCATCCATCTTCTTCAACTTCTTATAATATTTTGAATCTTCTCTCAAGTGATCTAGTGCAATACCCGCGACTATATCCATATCATTATTAACCGTTTCTGCATGTTCCTTTTCAACAAAAAATCCTTCTTGCATATCTTCACGCGAAAAATCTTCTTCTTCAAAGTCAACACCTAACTTATCAATAGCGTCGTCGGCTTCCTTGCACTCTTGTAAAAGCTGTTTAATAGTCATCTTCATACTGTTTCTCCATTATGGGTTATTTTATCGCCTTTAATTACAGACACACCATTTTGTTTGACAATCGTTAATACATTTTCTTCATCCAGAAAGTTTTTCGACTCTGAATTGTGACTCACTAAAAATACCGTGCTCATATCTCTACATTTTGTTTTCAGCAAGTCAATAACTGCCTCAATACCCACAGGGTCTAATTTATCAAGCAATTCATCAAGAAACAATATGTTGCAACTATGCTGTGCCGACATAATCTGCATAAGACTAATTGCTATAGCCACATCCACACGCCTACGCTCACCTTGGCTCATGGTGCTATAATTGCCAATCTTATCGGTTATGTCCTCATCAAACTCAAATGGCAAATACTCTTTCGGTGACAAATACTGTAAAAACGTATCAATGTTTCTGTTGAGTAAATTGATGACGTTTCTTAAAAATATGTTACGAATACCGTCATAACCAAATAGCTTTTCACAAATTGACAGCTTCTCAAGATCATTCTTCATTTCCTTGGTCGCATTATCAAGGTCATTAATTTCATTTGCCAGAGACGTTAATTCGGAAATTGAATTCTCTAAAGCAACAGAATATGGGTTCTGTCCCAATTCTAAGGACCTAATTTTCTCTTTGCATACATCCTTTTTGTGTAGAATGTCTACTATTGACATTCTATCTAGCATAGTGTACACTATGTTTGTCTTTTTGTCAATTTGTTCATCAAGTTTTTTGATAACACTAATTGCCGCATTTATCTTTTCGTTGTTTTCCTGTATTTCTTGTTCCTTAACATGAGTGGACTCGTCAATGCTTTTCTTATAGTGAGCATAATCACTAATAGATTGTTTACATGTCGGACATATTTCCGGTAGCTGCTTTTTCTTTTCTGCAACAATCACTCCATACAACTTCTTGTTGATCTCTTTAAATGATTTGACGTCGTAGTTCTTTGCGTTCTTTTCTTGTTTGATTTTCTCCACTTCCTCCAATATTGCCTTAGCTTCAACAATATTATACTTATCCAGTTCAGCAATATCCTTTCTATAGTTCTCCAGCACTGCATCTTTTGTTTCATTCCAATTATTAAAGTTACCCTCCAATGCGGATTTCTTTATCACCAACTTATTATGCTGCTCTTTCTTGTTTTCGAATGTAGACGTTTTAATTACAAACGCTTGTTCTTGTTGTTTGAGCAACATTCGCGTTCTATTAAGGTAATCATCAAAATCTGTCAACTTAAACATCTTTTCGATAAACTCTCTTCTTTGAGACCTTGACTTATTCATAAACGAAGCAACCGTATCGCCGGATAAAACGTAACTGTTCTTGAATACCTCAAAAGGCATACCGATATGTGACTCAATTAACTGTTGTGTATCACTGGATGTTCCTTTGGTTATTTCTTCTCCATCAATCCACATGCGTAAAAAGTCAGGCTTTCTGCCACGGCTAACGATACAGTTGTCAAAATAAACCGTTACACAACAATATTTCTTTTCATCTCTATTGATAACATTATCTTTGCGGTCTGGTGAACGATCCAAATTACCATATAACGCCCACAACACAGAAGATATTAAAGCACTTTTCCCACTACCATTGCTGCTTTTTGTATCGCCGTTGTCGGTCGCATCAATTGTGTCATTGTTATAGCCGACAATAAGGCACAAGCCCCTATCAGACAATTTGAAATGTGCCTTTTTAAACGAAAGGAAATTAGTAATCTCTACTTTATGTATGTTCATGTGTCACTTTTCCCACTAATTATATTCAATGCTGTTTGAAGAACCGCATCAATCTTATCGTTGGATATGTTGCTTGATTTGAGCCATGACATAATAACTTCTTCAATATTGTTCGTCAACGACTCCTGTGATGCAATTGGTGTTTCTTTGACCTCTAAATCATCAGAAGAACCAGTAAACGCAGAACAGCATTCAATCTTTAGCTGTTTTGGTTTAAACCTTTCTTCAAATAACTTTTTTAGTGTGATTAGCCACTCAGAACCCAAGTATTCGTTAATTTCAATTTTAACAATATTGTCGTTAAAGTTTTTCATTATGTTAAGCTCTTCCTTGCTCAACAAATCAATTTTATCTATTCGATGAACAATAAACTGACGGCAACATAATGGAATAAACTTACTCTCATGTGTTTCAGTGTCAAACACTACAAATCCATGCTCAATGTTTCTATCACCAAATGTTAATTGTAATGGTGAACCGATATAGCTTACGTTTGATTTTGTTTGATGTGAATGAAGGTGGCCAAGAAATACTTTATCAAATATCTTAAAATCACTTATGGATAATCGTGATTTACTTTCCTGCCCACTCTCTAAAGAAAACCCTCCAATATCAAGGTGTGAACAAAGAACATTGAAGGAATTACTATAGTTATTAATAATCTCTTCTTGTATCTTATTGAGAATGTTTAGTGTCTTATCATATTCTTCAATACAATGCAAAAACCAAAACGTGCATCCACCCAATTGCACACAACCATAATCTTTGTCATAAAACGTTTCCATTAATGACGAAAGATGACGGATATTATTCAGCCCTTGAATGAATATCTTAAATGGTGCATCATGGTTTCCTGCAACTGCATAAATCTTTTTGGTCTTGGAGATTTTTTCAAACAACTGATAGCTTTTATAGAGAGAGATTGAGGGGACATTATCACGTAAATGAAAAATATCTCCTAGAATTGCAAGAACAGAAATGCCATTGCATGAACAATAATCATTGACTTGTTCTACGGCATTTAAACAATCATCCAATCTAAAAGAATTTGAACCATGTGGATGTATATGTAAATCAGCAATAAGCGCAATTTTCATATTGACCATTTTTGAGAATAGCTTGCACAGAAGAAATATCAATGAAAAAGTATATTTCTCCGTCAACCAGTATTTCGCAACCACTAAACTTTTCTATGAGCAATCTATCTCCTTTGTTAATAGTGGCCATCGCTCGTTTTTCTTCATCACTTTTGCCATCACCCTTGTCAATAACAACAGCCATTCTTAAAGTCGGGTCATCTCGCTGCGGAATATGAATGCCGCCAATTTGCTCCGTCATAATCTTTTTTACAAGGATAAGATTGCTCTTTTTAATAACCTTAATTTTATCTAACGTAGTTGATACTGAGCTTTTCATCTTTAACCATTCGTGTTTGGTGTTATTAACTCTTCGGGAACAATTGCCTCTTCAACAGTGTTTGTATCAGAAAATTGGATGATTACATCTTCATATGCGACTACATCTTCATATGCGACTACATCTTCATATGTGTCGGTAACTGGGTCAATATAACCCAAATTTAAATCCCAATCAATAAACACAGTAAAGTTAGTGTATGCAGAACCATCAGAGTAATGACTTACCGTAGGACAACGTGTATATAAAGCCCATGTCCCCTTAATCACAGTGTTGCTTACTAACTCTGGACTTTTTGCCAAATCTCTACGTGCAACAAGTGGAGCATTATCTGTTTTAAACACAGCGTAATCTTCTGCAAATATTTTATTATTAACAGCAAAAACAGTGGCATATAAAACAAACATACCAATAAAAAATAGCATCTTTTTCATTTTTTCTCCTTTTTGTTCATTTGATCTTCTATTCTCTCTATATCGGCAATCAATTCATCATCAAAGATTTGCTTACTACCACAATATTGATAAAGACAATACGATAAAAACCCTATTGTAATTTTCTTTTTTATCTTATCCTTATCAATAAAGTCCTCTAAACATTCCTTAAGTCTTTTAACGTTAGTCAGTTTTAACTTCTTGATTTTTGAGGGACATGAAGTTGTTAAAATCTCTATGCGATTGTCAATTTCTGGGAAATTGATCATCATTGTTCCAATCGCACCAACAACAACCTCGCGTTCTTCTGTTGTATAGTTCATGGTGCTATCTCCTTATTCTTCTTCACTAACCTCTTCAAGCTCATAAGAATTGTTAAATGTTTTAATTTTATCCACCATATGCTTTAGCGAATCCCGAAACTCATCGGTATTGACTTTATCCTTATCGCCTCCAAGAATATGCTCTGCACCAGCAAAGGGCGTTTCTTTTTCTGCCAATTCCACAAAAACCTCAGAAACGTTTGATTTATTGAATTTAATATTGGTGTTATAAAAGTTACACCACGCTCCTGCTTGTTCAATAAAACCTTCTTGCTTACCAATATTAATAAAGCCACTAAGAGGGTTAATTCCCTTGTCATACAATATGTCATATTCAACCTTGATGTCGGGAATGTAAATCTTATTCTTAATGACTTTAAGTTCGCCTTGAATTCCAATAGTTTTCTTTGTATCGGAATCTTGAATTTTTGCACGTGTTTTTGTCTGAACTCTCAATGAAGCATGGAATCTAAATGCAGATCCACCAGATGTAGTTGTTGAGTCGCCAAAAACTAGACCAATTTTCTGTCGTGTCTGATTGATACAGATAAGTGTAATTTTCTGCCGCGCAATTTGTCCGGTGAGTTTGCGAAGACCCTTTGAATTAAGTCTCGCTCGTTCAGCCATTTCCGCATCTGAAATATCGCCATTAAGCTCTTTTGCCGTTGGTGTTGCCGTTACCGAGTCCCATACCATAGTAACATATTTTTCCGGTATCTTTTCACGTATCATTTTAACGGCACCTTCAATTTGCATCCACACACTTTCCAATGTTTCTGGATGAACGCGCATAAGTTTGTCAATGTCGCCACCTTGTCGTGCAAAATATTCCTTCCAAAATGCGTATTCTGTATCAAAAAGAATAGGAATGCCACCACGCCGCTGTGTTTCAATAACCGACATGGTGCTTAACAGTGTCTTACCACTTGCCTCTGACCCAAATACTTCAGTTACACGGCCAACAGGAAATCCACCAGTAACCGGCTTTCCAGAAATAGCATAGTTAATGCCATAATTGCCCGTTGAGATAAACTCATCACATGAAAAATCATCGGCACTTAATACTGACAAATCCGAGTCTGGCCCCATTGCCTCTCGAAGACTGTTGGCAATGTCACTGATCATTTCACTGTTCATCGGTTTTTGTATTGTTTCTTCATCTATTCTTTTCTTTCTCGACATATACTTAACTCCTTTTAGCTTTATAGTTTTTCGATTTTTTCACCTCTACCATATTTTTCGATAAGATTAACAAATTGTTGTTCGTCTTTACCTACCCAATTAAACAATCCTGATGTTTTTGTAATCGGCAAAAATCCATGAATATGAGTGTATAACTTACGAAATCCACGCAGTTGTTGTTTTGTCCACCCCCTACTAACATAGGTGTGTCTCTTCAACGAAGTTAATGGCTCATATTCTTGTGGAAATAAAAACACCGTCTTGCCAACCTTTAACACTGATTTTTCTACACACCGTAACTTTTGATATAGCTCTTGTGGTGTATCATTAAAGTTATACAGAAAATATGCAAAGTATTCTGCTCTAACTTTATGAGCTTTACACCAAAGTAATGACCGTTCCAATTCTTCTATTTGCTTCCATTTATCAAGTGCAAAACGAATATACGTTGTTCCGTTTTTTGACTGTGATAAAAACGACACTTTAGCCAATGCCTGTATTTGCTCTTCTGTAATGATTAAATTATCCAAACCTTGTGAGAAATCAACGGGCAGATTATTTTCTCTAATCTCATCAACAATCTGAACAAAGTTTGGATGCGCAGTAAAGTTATTATCAAAAAGAACCAAGCCGTCAAAATTCCGTTGCTTTTTCGCCTCCTCTATAACGGTAGATATTGACGGCATTGGTTTAAATGCGCCTTCGATTTTCGGCACACAACAAAAACCACATGTGTTTGGGCATCCTCTTGAGGCATACATTATAATTTTGTTGGTCGAAATGCCGTGTTCTTCCAAGGCGCGGTAATCTGGGATCACACTGTCTAAGTCATTATCAAGCCCAACGTGTGTTACAATATTATGATTGTCTTTAAAATACTGTGGCATTAATGACGCAAATATTCCTCCAACAACCCATCGTGCATGTGGAAACAGTTTTTGATAATGACTAATCCAATCGCTATACTTAGAAGCGTTATATGTAAAAAGAGTAGAAAGAAAGATAGTATCTGGAACAAACTCAATGTGCTTCGCCTTATCCGAATGAATTTGATATTGAATATTGTTGGTATTACAATATGTTATCATCTTCATGGTCGCTAACGACGGGTGTTTTGTTTTGATGTCTTTCGGCACCAAAATAACTACCTTATCTTTCTTCTCTATGTTCATACATCACCAACAATGATGTTATTCACTATCTTCAAACTGCAATTGGTTTGTCAGAATAGCAAGACGGTCAGTGACGCTTGGCTCCTTTTTGTCTTGTGCCTTTTTTGGTGTATTTGAAGGAATTTCAATTTCAAGTTCTTCAACAATCGGCTCGCTCTTTGCCTGTAGTTCCGGTTTGGTTGCCTCTGCGCCGACAACATCTGTAATGGAACTCTTTGGCGTAAATGTTCGTGCGCTGGCCTTGTTGCCAACCTTAACCAAGTTCACCAATTCTTCTTGGCCGATTTCCTTCAAATACTCAATCAGCAATTGCTCTGTTTCTTCTTGAGAGTATACCTTTGGTTGATATTGACGCAAATCAAAACGCTTGGACAGAATTGCATCAATTTCATCCTGCGACTTTGCCAAAGGACTTGCGGTAAAGTCAAACGAAGACTTACTATAATCTGGATATGGATCCTTACCGCCTGTTGATTCAACAATAACGTTATAGTCTCGCCCTGTTTGCGGATTAGTAATATCCCAATCTTGATCTTTAGTCTTTAGACGTTGAATACCCGCAAGAATATTTTCCCTTACCTTCTTACCGACATTCCACACCTGAACGCCCTTGTCCTCTTGACCTCTTACAACAACGTTGAAGATGAACCGTGTGTAACGTTTGATGTCAGAAGCAAATGCGATGTTTTCCGCAACGTCACTATCGTAAAGTCTGCTGACAAAGTTGCACACTGGACAACGTTCATCGTTAATGATTTTTAGACACCCGACGTTCTTAACCTTCTCTCCAACAAGGCGATGGCGCGCTGTGATTTCAAAGAACCAATCTGGATTTGTTGTAATGTCATCTCCACCAGGAAGAATTCGCACCATGAAATCCTGACCTGGCTTCGGCAAAAACAGATTTTGCTGTGTAGCGAATTTTGTCTTACCGCTATCACGGTTGTAAATCTTGATAACTGACTCATAATCGAACGATGGCTTACTCATTGTAACTCCTTGTTTTTTATTATTTTGTAACACGTATAAAATAACAGCACGGTGCTGAAATTTTCAACTCTAGTATAGCACAATTTCCATGAATTGTCAATTTCTCATCACTTTATTGTGCATTGTCCATTTTTTGTTCTGCTCGCATATTCGCCGACAGAGTAACCAACAAATCCTTTTGTGCAATCAGTGCCATAAGAAAACTATAAAGAACTTGCTCATTTGCTCTTACACGAAAATACTCTTCATATGCAGCAATAACTCTTTCATCTGTATCAACAACAGCTTCAATCTGTGCTTGTGTCACCTTCCCTTTATGACATGCTCGTATTTCCAAATCAACCTGTGATTTTGTCTTTTTTACAAGCCATTCCTGCCTATCAGCTATTGATTTACTCTTGCTATGTAACAGACCATAAAAAGAAATATTACTGGCACACTCACTAATGTGATTAGAAATTTTTGTTGGATCTATTCGTGTTAATTCACGAACGTCAATTTTGTTAATCTTTCCATCAATTTGAATATCCAATTCACAGTTAATGATTTCCATAATATTCTCCTTCACTCATTGAAAACTCAATTATTAATAATGTTCTTCACAACATCATACAATTGACCGTTACTATCAATGTCAACTACGGAAACTCTATTCTTACCAAATGTTTCCTTGTATATCTCAACACGTTCTTGACTATGTGATATGGTATTACTATCATCATCATAAAAATCATACACTGTCACCGCACCTTCTTTGTTCATTCGTAATGCTCTGCCTATTTTTTGAATTACCGGAATATCTGTTTTTGACCCACTGGCATTAATCATTACTGCAAAACCACCACGAATGTCAATACCAACACCAAGCACTTGTTCGTTTCCTAACAGTATTTTTGATTTGCCGCTTTCAAAATCTGCAATCATTTCTTTTCGTTCAGACAACGGCGTTTCTCCACACAGATATGGTGTATGTAATATTTTTGAGAGAAACTCTCCATGGTCTTTTCTACGCACTAAAATAAACACTTTGTCGTTAGTATGCTTCTTCACCAATGAAACAATAAGCATGTTGCGATACACGTTGTAGACATATACTCTATTTTCAACTGCCGTCCACGCATTTGCCGAGTCCAACTTATCTTCATTTTGTTTATCTATGATACTTTTTTCACTACGATTGCGCACCATAACGATTGTCGGCTCTGCCAAAACTTTTTCATCACGGTCAAGCAACTCTGACACCTTCAATTCATACAATAGTTTACCATATTGACCTATCAATGTCAAATATTCAACAGATTTTGGCGAATGGAACGTTGCGGAAAAACCAAATTTATTATAGGCATTGGTGCATTTCTTAATAACACTTTCATAGCTTTTCGCCACAGCAGTATGAATTTCGTCAACAATAACCAATTTATAGTCGCTATAGTTAGTTATTTTGTCGGAAGATTGTACAAGCAGAATACATACTTGATGATTTTGATATTCAACATCCGATTCTGAGTGGATTAAATCACAGTCTATGCCCCATTCGGATAATCTTGCATATAGCTGTTCAGCAAGATTTTTTCGGTGTACAAGCACAAGTGTTTTGGTATTATACAATTTTATGAGTGTTGAGAAGATAACGGTTTTGCCTGAAGATGTTGGAGATTTGATTAAACCGTTACCGTTGTTAAGACAGGAAAGAATACAGTCTTTTTGATAGTCGCGTAACTGTATGTCTTTTGGAATTTCACTTTCGTGAAACTGCGGCATTATCAACTCACAATTGGATTTGATGGAAACTTCACAGCCATTTTCACTCAGGAAGTCAGCAACAAAAGGACTCAAACATTGGAGAAATCTATTCGTCTTTAAAGAAAAGAAATGTTTTTTACCGTCCCATATCCTATTTTTATATGCCTGTGACCATATTGCATTTAGGCATTTGACTGACAAGAAGTCATCAAGTTGTCTTGCCAATTCATTGCTTATTATGGGAATTCGCGCCCAATAAGCATTCTCTATAATGATTTGTATTTTCAATTATATAACCCATTAAAATAAAATGTTGACGAAAATTTGACACAATTTCTACTTTTCGTTATAATTAAAACGCAGAAGCAGAAGCAGATAGCTCACGCTTGGGAAAAACAATACTATACAGAACATTAATGTACTTTAGTGTACAGATTACAGATTACAGAGTACAGAGTACAGAGTACAGAGTACAGAGTACAGAGTACAGAGTACAGAGTACAGAAGAAGAGTACAGATGCTCCGCTTGAGAGAATATATATTAAGAATAATCATTAAAGTTCTTTAATGTACTGTATAGTATTAACTTCCGAAACTTGTGGTAATCTATAACAATATACACAATATGGAGTAAAATCATGTTGGAAAAAATTTATACGCAAAATAAGCTCGATACGAAAGAAAAGTTTGTTGACTATTACAACTCTAAGTTTCGAGCAAGAGCAGCACAGGAACATTCGCCGGTGTTCTTTAAAATTTCTGTCAATGGTAAGATGAAAACTCATATTCAAAAGATATGGGACTTTTTTACCATGTTTCCAGAAATTGATTTGCGTCATTATACGGATTGTGTGTTTCAATACAGTGAAGACTTGAATGGATGTTTGCCGCATAGATTCCTTTCAAAGAAGTATGTTTTGCGTTATAGTAAGTATATTCAAGATAAGAACCATCAAGTAACCAACAAAGATCATTTGCATTTATTGGTTGAACTTGAACTTAAAAACTTTTTGGATGAGCTTATAAAAGGAAAGAAGAAATACATGGATATGTTTAATGGTGTGTTTCCGTTAGCTTCTTCAATTTCACTTTATAACTTTCCTCCTGTTTCTATTCTGGCAATATCAAAAAGCTATATGCGCTATTACCTTAATGCAAACGATAAAACATTACCAAATCCTGAAGCGTTGTCGTATATTGTATGCATTGTTAAGCAATATCCAGAATTGCTGAATAAACTTAAACAAATAATTGGTGACGACTTTACCATATGATATATAAGAAACTGTTTGAAACTCCAGATAAATTGTATCTTGATGATGGCGGCGTTGTGGTGTTTGCCGCCAAGAATAACATTACGTTTATTACGCAAGGTGATAGTTACGCATTTTGTCAGAATGGAACATACGTCCCAATTCCGTATGCCTCGATAAGTGACACACCATATAAACTTGCGCAACCAGTTCGTATTGTAGTAGTTGATAAAAATGTTGTTGTTTTTCAAAAAGATATTAATATCAATGATAAAATGTTAATGTCATCACCCGAAGAAAAAACTAAGATGTTATCACATATTAATTTTCTTGAATTTTTGAATAAACTGGAAAATGATGAAGGTTTAATACCAAAATTTGTAAAAGGTGAAAATATACAGGGAAGAGTTTTTACAAATTATAAGACAATTTCTCTTTGGCATACTGTTAGTTTTGATTGGATGTTAAAGTTTTACAGCGTGTTCAAGAATGTTGCTGAACGGTATTATAATGTCAATGTTGATGAAAATTGGGATTTTGAAATTCCTAATAAGGTAACGACCTATATGAAAGGTTATACTAAGTATAAGATTTCATCGTTGCATAATAGTAAAGAGAGAGTGGCGCTTATTAATGATGCTTATAAGAACCAGCCAAGCTATTATGATGATAGTTATAATCGAAAAGTTAGTGGTTTGTTAAAGGAAACAAAACAAGAGCGTTTTTTACGACTGCTTGAAAATCCAGATATATTTTATGTTATAGGTGACGCTGGCAACATTACTGACAGATTGTATTTTGATGAGAGTGATGATAATATTACGTTTATTGCTTGCGGAAAAAGTATTGTGTTTGTTAAAAACTTTAATTATTATGATGATTCTTCTGCGCCATTTTATGTGATTGTTAATAACGGAAAATTTCTCGATAAAGGATATATTACTGAAAAGAAATTTCCCAAATTTGGTTCAAACAATTATGGTAATCATTCGCGTGGTGATGTTATTGGTATAACACATTGGAACATTGGTTCTTTTCTTGACAACTACAAACAATACAATAAAAAATTCGTCGAAGATTTTTTAAATCACGAGACGCCTATACAAGGAAGAATATTTCCACTATATAATGCAGTATCACTATGGAAGCAAGTTTCTTCATCTTGGGCAAAAACGTTTTATGATATATTTTTAAGAGTTGCGGAGAATTTTTCGCTAGAGTTTGATGATGATTGGTTTATAGAAATTCCGAGTTCTTCATATAACATAGAACAAAAGAATTATGTTCTTAAAAGATTTTCTGAGATAATTGATGATACTAACTCTAAAAATAATGTCAATTTTGGAAGTTGGAAGTCTATGGAGCCGCCAGAAGGTATAGACCTATATGCATGGAAGGAAATTAAGAGAGCCGGTAGTGAGTATGTTGTTAATCTTTTACAAGTGATGAACCGTTACAAGAAAGAGAAACCGAAAGTATGGAAGAAATATGTGGAATATATTAACGATACATATAAAATGCAGCCGAGCTATTACAGTGATAATCTGAACCGCATGGCTGATGAAATGTTTCTGTTGGAGGATACGTTAAAAGATTGGTCATCGTCTGTTCAAAAATATGATATGCTTGTTAAGGCACTAGAAGTCATAAAGATAATCAACCAATATGGAAAAGCATATATTGTTGGTGGTTCAGTGCGCGATATACTTATGGGCAAAGAACCAAACGATATTGATATTGCAACAACATTGTCAACACAAGAGATAAAAGAGATTTTTCAAGATAGTTCTGATAATATCGGCCAATCGGAAAAATTTGGCATTGTAATGGTAAAATACCAAAATTATAATTTTGAGATTGCACAATTACGTAATGATGGTGAATATTCTGATGGCCGTCGTCCAGAAACAGTAGAGCTTGGCGTTTCGGAAAAAGAAGATGCAGCGCGGCGAGATTTTACTATTAATTCAATGTTGATTGATGTTGATGGAAATATTCTTGATTATTTTGGTGGCCAAACAGATATTCAAAATAAGAAAATAAGAGCAGTGGGCAATGCGAATGATAGGTTTAAAGAGGACAAATTAAGAATTATGCGCGCTATACGGTTTGCCTCTCGCTTAGGTTTTGAAATTGAACCAGATACATTCAATGCCATTAAAGACAATGCCAATGCTATTACAAATGTTTCTGTAGAACGCATTACAAAAGAACTTGTCAAAATGGCTGAACAGACTGGTGATAAGTTTGCCGATGCTATTGTTACTCTCAAGGATGCAGGAATTCTCCAAAAGATAATTCCAGAAATTGTAGAAATGGAAAAATTTGATCAATCTTTAAAACATCATCCAGAAGGCGCAAAAGTAAAGAACATTATTACGAATGTGATTGAGGACTATAATCCACAAAATCAAGAGCATTTGGATGATACCAAGTATTTAATGGTAAAAAAGGGCAACGTGTTAGATCATACTTTGGCTGCGTTACGCCAAAACAAGATTGCAGATCCTATTATCAATCTTTCAATTCTTCTTCACGATGTGGGTAAGATAAAAACATTCAAAATGTCAGAGGATGGTAAGATGCGTTATTTGTATCATGCTGAAGTTGGTGTTAATGTGGTTAATGACATTTGTGATAGACTTAAAATTGATAATAAAACTCGTCGGGCGATTGTATTTGCGACGTTAAATCATATGAAAATGCACGAAGTATTAAATATGCGCACGTCAAAAATATATAATCTCATTCAAAATGAAGATTGGGATGTGCTATATGCTGTGACCTATTGTGATGATATTTGTAGAAAAGGTGCCAACACTCGATGGGATGAAGTTGGGAAAAAGATAGAAGAGTTGGTAAGAAAGTTTAAAGACTCAAAAGCAATTAAAGATGTAGTAAATGGTGAACTGGTTATGAAAACGCTCAATATACCACCTGGTAAAAAGGTTGGATACGTTATACAAAAAACAATTAATTGGATACTTGATAAAAACATTGATATTCACAATGTTGATGCTATAACTAGGCACATGCGCCAATACAAAAACATTACGATATGAAAGTAAAGAGAATAAATCCGACATGTTCTTTAAATGAACATATTGATAAAACGTTGTTCAATGATTTTTATTGTTGTTTGTATATCAACACTGCGTTTAAAGACCCAATGTTGAAGGAATACTTTAAAAGAGAATTGGCATTGTTTCCAGATGTTAAAAAACACTATGAACAGTTACCGATTGTCTTTGCGCGAGAGCTTCTTGATGATATTATGCCGCCTGTTTTCTTGGAGTTCAGCCATGTTTTTGAACGCTTTAGCGGCATTGACAGCGTAGAAGATAGCTCAGAGTTGGATGCCCTTAAAAAAGTGTATGATTATTCAAGTAATTATAGCCATGAAGAATTTATTGGTCTTAGTAAAGAGTTTCACAGTGCTTCTAAAAAACAAAAGGAACATGCTAAAATACAAAATGTGATGAAGGGTATTGATAATCTTATTAACTACATAGAGATTAATAAAAATAATCTTCCAGGAAGTTTTGGTTATTCTTTGGAGTCCGTAAAACGTCTTAGGAAAAAAGGGAAATATGAGATTGTCCGACTAATGATAAGAACATTTTTAATACCTCAAGAATTTTCCGACGATAATCTTAAAAAGTATTCTGAATTATTAAAGACAGTACCTTTTTATAATGATGATGATATTACAGAATATAAAAAAGAATACGATGAAAACATTCATTGGGATCAATATTATGGCGGTGAAGGATGGGGTGTTCTAGCGTGGTTGATGCTGCGATTAATGCGCTTTGTAGATGGAGTAGAAAGAACCAGTGATATATGGGAGCAAATATCATTATTAACGAATGCGATTATGATGATACAACACAATTCAGGAAACATCATTGCGAAGTTTAAAAATTTTGAAGATACATGGCAACCAGGTATAAATATTAAGTCGTTTGCGGTTTCTGCCAGCGAGTTTTCACCTGTTTCCAATAAGGTTGAGAAAATTAAAGAGTTGGCCGAAAATGCCTTGAGACAGTATAAGAAACACAATGTTATATATGGTGAGAAGGCTGAAAATCCATTAATAAGAAGTAAGGTTGGTGAACAAATTGAGGCACTGACAACAGCGGTTAGAACCATTCTACAATATCGTTTACAAAACTCAAGATTTAAAAATAACGATATTTCAAAATGGTTATTACAATATTTTCCAATCGTTGCTATTAAAAATATTTTTAGAGTAGGCATATCCAACATTAACAAAAAATCAAAGGAAAAAATTGCTTATGATATATATGAACAGTTATGTGATATTGCTGGATTTTATAAATACAATTTAAAAAGTTGTGGTATAAAAGAAGTTATAATAGATGCTGTTGTCGAAAAAACTATTGACATAATAATTAACAAGATAAAAAACAAATAGTCGTATATTTATTACATTACAATACAAAAGACAAAAAACTATCCTATATTGAGGGTAGAATGGAAACAAACAAAAGGTAACGAGAACCAATGGAGAAACTATGACAGAAAGAAATTTCAATGAAAAGGCGCTTAAGCAAAAGTATGAAGCAGCGAGAGGAAGAGCGATAACACCTCCCAGTGCGCCGGACAGTGCGCAAGATAATGCGCATAAACTACATGCCAGGCCGGACAGTGCGCAAGATAATGCGCATGAACTACGTGCCAATGTTTCATCCCAAGAAACATCTAATATAAAAATTCCCGACAATCTTTCCGAACAAATGGGAATTACCTCACAAAAGAAACTCTATGACATTCCTACAATGAGTGTTGATCTTCCTTCTGGTGGTAGAATTTACGAAGGATTAATACCAGATGGTGTGATTAAGATTAAAGCATTAGAGCAAAAAGAAATAGATATACTCAATACAGACCATTTGAACAAGAAGAATATTGCATTTGATACTGCTATTGATAGTTGTATTTTGGAACCGAAGGTTTCTTCAAATGTGCTTATTTCAGCAGACAGAGTATATCTGCTTTTTAAGCTTTTTGAGTTAAGCAAAGGAACATCAGTGTATGACTTTACAGAAAAGTGTCCAAAGTGCGGTCAAAAGAATAAAATCAGTATTGACATTTCCGGTTTGGAAGTAAGGCGAATTAACTTGGCATCAAACAAGTTCAGTGTTCTGTTGCCGTTATGTAAAAAGAACATTACATACCATCTTTTAACAGGAAATGAGCGAAAGGAAATTGAAAACAAGATTAAGATTTTGATGTCGCAAACTGCTGCATCAAAACTTATTGATACGACTACAACTGAAACATTGATTAAGTCAATTGATGAAGTTGAAGGTGTGCCGCCAACACAAAAGGTTGAGTTCATTAAGCATCTTATTTACGGCGACTCGGTGCGTTTGCGTGAACATATGAATGATAATACGCCTGGCATTAATCCAGTATATGAGTTTTCGTGTGTCAATTGCGAGTTCGAGGATAAATTAATTATTCCAATAACGTCATCTTTCTTCTCGATGGCATCAAATATTTAATGCCGATGAACAATGTCGGCATCAATATTAAAGTTGCCTAGTGGTGGTTTGTTTAGTGGCATTGAAAGAGTTGTTGTGCATGACATAACATTGCGCAACTATCTTGAGTTACTCTCTAAAAGAAATAACGATATTGCCATTATTGAGTCACTGATAATGGGATTTGTAATTCGTGATGAAGCTATTGTTAGTAAACTTCCGAACGTTGACAAAGAGTTCATACTGACAAATGTTTTTGCAGATAACTTTCGTGATACGTATAGTTTTATCTTTACATGTCCGGTATGTGAAAACAAAGTAACCGAGTCATTTTTCATACCGGACTATAAAGTATTCTATTTGGATGATGATGATGGGAAGATGTTTACCTATCATATCAACAACAGGCAAATTTTCCTTCATCTTCCGCACACGCACAACACCAATATTGTTCTGGAAGATTATCTGCATGTTAAAAGTCAAAATGAACAATTCAATGAGGATGAGAAACAAGAGCTTTTATCGTATATTATATCTGAGATAAACTTAAATATAGGCATACAAAAGAATACCTTTATGTATTGCCCGTTTTGTGGCGTTGAACTACCAGTCGAAAGACCGTGTGGTTCTATTCTTTTTAAGATGACGCCAGAGATTATCGAAATTGAACGAAAGAACATACTTGAGTTGTTCAATTACTTTTCGTATGCGGCACATCAACCTATAGCAGGATTGATGGATTTAACATATAAAGATGTTTTGTTTATGTGGAAGCATTTTGTAGATATTAAGGAAAAAGAAGCAAAAGAATTTAATAAAGCGAGAAAGGCATGAAGGTAGGAGAAATAGTTAAAACATTGTATATCATGCGAGGTATTCCTGGCAGCGGCAAAAGCACACAGGCGAAAAAACTTGTCGGCGCTGGAAAAATATTTTCCACGGATGACTTGATTGAAGCAACCGGAGATTACAATGGCTTTTTCGCGTCCATGTCAGTAAAAGGAGATTTCACACCACTGCGTCAAATGCACGAACAAAACCTCAACAATGTAAAAGCAGCATTTGCGGAAGGCGTCTCACCAATAATTGTTGACAATACAAACTTATCGGCGCGAGAAGCTGCACCATATGTTAAGGCTGCAACTGAAAATAATTATGATGTAAAAATAATTGATGTTGGTTTAGGTGGTGCCGATGCTGAAACACTGACAAAAAGAAATAAGCATAATGTCCCTCTTGAAGGAATTAAAAGAATGATAGACAAATACAAAACTTTAGGAAACTACACCATTGAGGATTGCCTATATGAAGGTTAGTTCATTACTGTTTACATTACCGCCAAAAATTAAGAAGAACTACAAAATTGTTGGCGATCTCTCCAATGTAAATAATTGGGAGGCAAAAACAATTCTTGCCAACAGTGGAGGAAAGGTTGGGGAATGGAGTGAGGTTGGTTATATTCTCATCAATCCAAATGGCGACGATATTATACCAGTATCGCGTAATGATGAACACCAAAACGGCTATGAACTCATGCATCATTTGCTGGATAAAGGAATGATAAAATTAAATTCGTATGTGTCAATTTTTTCAAACGGTAAGAATTATATATATCTCAGCGGGGCAAAGGAAAAAATTGACGAAAAAACTCTTATGGCATATCGAAAATTTGTGCAGTATGGTGGTGATAGCAATGGCGTTGTCACCATTACAAAGCAATATTGGAGGGATAAAGGTTTTCAAAAATTGATTATTACAATTGATGATATGCTGTCGTCTCTGTCAAATGGTAAGGTTGTTGAAAAAGTTGACGGTATTTCAAAAATTGGCAAAAGAGTAATAGATGGTTTGGAAGAAGTATCAAAGCTATATGTGCAGCGTTCAAAGAGGTTGTTTTCTGCTGCTTATGGTTTTGTCAATACGTTTTTAACAAAGTTGATGTATGAGCTTGGTTGTGATTATAGCTGGGAAGTTGTACAACAAATTAAAGAGGAATTGTTAAGAGCAGAAAGTATGGAAGATTATGAGAAAGTAGGCAAACTCTTTTTTACAATGAATGGCATAAAGAACAATATTCATAACGCAATACGGAAGGCAAGGAGCAATGATCGTTTTTTTTCTTCTGAAACAATAAAGGAATTTTGGAATGATATTGAGGCAGCAGACAATGAATTTCAACGGCTGGCAAACAAATATTAAAGGATAACTATGGCAGGAACATATACACAAGCTGCTCAATTGTTGGTGTCGGTTACGTTGGACTCTACTAGTGCCGGTAAATTCGCTGATGATTTATCCAGTAAGATTGCTGGTTCTGTAAGAAAGGCATTAATGAAAATCAATAAAGATGTTGCCAAAGATTATGTTGATGCAATAAAGTTAGGGCTTACTGGAGTAACGCCATATGGAAAGACAGCGGCGAAAGGGACATCAGGCGTAGGCTCAATTAGTCCAGCATCGTTTGATATATCTCCATTAATTAAATGTATACAAAAAAACGCCGTTAATGTAAGATTGGTGGATATTGGTTCAGTTGGTGCATTTGGAACAAGAATAAAACAATTTATGGTTTCTGGAGGTGTTAGTACAAGTGTTTCTGCTAAACCAGAAAAGGTTATCGAAAACACATTAAAAGAAAGTTTAAAAGATGTTGGTGGTGGTGGTGGAATAGATACAAAATTATTAAACGCTGTATTCAAAAAACTTACTGGAGTCTTGCCGCTTGTAGCAACTGGAATGATATTATTGTCAACTATTTCGTGGATAATTTCTCAAATATTTGCTGGAATAGAAAATGGATTTAAGATGTTTAAATCATATACGAGTATAGGTGTTTCAACTGAAATGGCTACAATGATTGGTAGAAAAAGATATGCGATAACAAGATCTGGAAGAATTAATGTTGAAAAAATGAATGAAGTTTTAACTCAAAATAATTATCAAGTTGTGTCATTAATAAGATCATATATGATGTTTAATGATACTATGAAAGATGCAGTAGAAAACACTATGGATTATATGAGATATATTATGGAAACGGGTAAGGCATATAGCGTTTCAGAAGATAAATTATTGAGTTTTACGACAACACTTTTAAGAAGAATGTGGTTGTTGAAAGAGGATGCAGAGGACTTTATAAGTCGTGTTGGCAAAGCACTTGGATCATTAACGGATAGTCAAAAGGATGTGTATGATAATTTACAACAAAGAATTACGCTTGATTATGGTATGCTGGATTTGGGGGAAAAAGGAAAACAAATATTAGATAATCTTAATATAGCAATGCCAGCACTTAGTGCAATAACAAGCCCTGAAACTGCTGCTTCTTTAATGGCTACATTGTTTAATTCATGGACAAGCGAACAGGGACTATTCAACAAACAGCTTTCTCCGCTTTTTAGAAGATGGGAAAATACACCAGTGCCAAAGGATAGGGCAGCAAGAGATGAATACGAAAAAACGGTGAGAATGCAAATGGTAACAGCTTTTTATGATGTTACTGAAGATGTCCAAGATTTATTGGAAGATGCAACCGAAAGTTTTTTAAGCGCTGAGGGGACACAACAATATTTGGAAAAATTAAGAACAAATGACCCAAGACTTAGAGCGTTTGGAGATGACCAATTAAGACAAATAATAACTTTTGTAAATGGACTAAATAAAATGGGTCGGACAAAAGAAGAGGTTATAGAAAGTTTGGAAAAAACGATGGAGAACACTAGATTAAAAGAAGAAAAAAATAATTTACTTAATTTAACTCAAAGCCCGATAGAAAGATTAGTAAATATTGCGCAATCTTTATTACAGGAATTAGGGGAGGTGTTAGTGCCTTATATAAGAACTATATCTTTTTATATTAATAAAGGTATAGAATACATTATGGCTTTTACAAACATGTTTAAGTCGGAAGAAGAACAGAGAAAAGCAAATGAAGATTTAAAGACAGAATTTGCGGAATATACAAAAAAAGAACAACAAGAGAGAGACATAAAAGAACAATCAGTGTTTGCATCAAAGGTTAAAGAACAATATGGGATTAATATTGATGACATAATTAAGGGGCAATATAATAATGGAAAGGGTGAAAAAGAATTTGAGAGTGAATTAAGAACACGTTTAACTGAGGAGTTCGGTAATGAAGATGCAGGCGGGGAACGACGAGACATGATAGTGAATGAGCTATTGAGAATAAAAAGAGCTAATAACGAAAAATTTACAAAAGAATTAGAAAAAATGGATAATTCACGGTCAGGAGAATTACCGCGATTTGATGTAGCAAAGTTTGCAGTTAAAGTTGGTTCGACTGTAATAAAGAAAGTAGCATTGAAAGTTGGTGAAGAAATGTCCCCTTATAGTGGTTTGGGAAACATGAATATCTATGATCCTGGTTGGCAGTATGGTGGTTTTTCTGGTTGGAATGGAGCGTTTGGAGGTTTTGACCCACAACAGCAGCAAGTATATGTAATAGAACCTGCCGGAGGAAATGAAGACATAAAAAGATTTGAAGAAACGAAGGAACTACAACAGCAGCAAAAAACAGAAGATGAAAGAGAAAGGAAAGACACCAACGACAGAGAAGAAAAACGGTTTAAAAATTTTATAGATAAGTGGGTTGAAACACATAATTATTTAAAGGATATTATAAATAATATAAAGATTGGCTCTGGTGGTATTTCATATATATATAAAAACAATTAATGAATTCTTTAAATATAAAAATTCCTGTTAGAAATAATTATGAGCTAAATCATAAAAATTTTAGTGGTATGAAAGTGCCGCTACGACCGTTTGTGCAAATTTTGGTTTTTAATAATGCAGATGATAAAAACGCAATTGATGTATTTAGTATTCCCTATAATTACTTTGAAGATTTTGTTTTGCACTTCGGAGAACCAGGTATTGGCGGAACTCTTACGGTTTTAAATCCATACCCTATTTCAAATGAGAAAAGAGAAAAAGATAGATTTCAGAAGTTTCAAGATATAATAGCATCTTTGGTTAAAATTGATAAAAAAAATCCAACAGATAAAAAAGACGAAAACGCTCGCGCACGTGCGTATTATCGTTTTGGGTGGTGTGATGAAGAAGCAGTGTATTATGTATCGAAGTTTTCAAGATTTGGCATTATAAATTTAAAAGTTAATTTTAGTGTTGAGGGGTTTAGAACCAAAATAGACTTCATGGATTTTGGTCAAAAAATTTCTCATACACAGCGTATTGATGTTACGTTAGAGAATAATTCTACAGATATTTTATTAGATGTTGCTGTTTACTTAATGCTTAATTATGATATTAAAATGGATTTTCTTGAGCGTGATGATCAAGAATATAGAATTTGGAAAAACACAATTGACACAGAGGCATCAAGAGAGTTTATAAAATCCATGAGAGAAAGCGTTAAAAATAATAGTGATGCGCAGCAGCAGATAATGCAATTAATAAAACGAGACTTTACTATGCAATCACCTGCTCGCGCTGCGTTGAAAGGAAATTCTTCTAACAGTGTTGGTAAAAAATATTCTGCACAACAACAAACAGTTTTTGAATATATTAGTCAATTGACTAAATCAATAATTAAACCAGATGATAACCTTTATAATGAAAGCAAAGCAATACAGAGAGAAAGGATATATGTTTCATATGAGTCTCCTATAACTAGTGATGACAATGACTTCGAGAAAAATCCTATATTTTTAACAGCGGCAAAAAAAGAGATGTTTGATGTTATAGATATTCCTAATAACAATTTTAAGGAAGTCAACACTACAATTAATCTTTCGTGGAAACCAGCAGTTCCAAACGATAAGACGATAGTAGCAGAACGTTTTGCAAATTACACAGGAGGTAATGAAAAATTAAGTGAAAAGTATAAGAAGTATCTATTGCCGTCAAGAGATGGTGGTATATATACATATTTTCCCTCTAATGTGTTACCTGTTGATTATAAAGATAAAATATTTAGCACTAAAAAAGTTCGTCAATCAAACGTATTAAATTTTTCCATTGACTCTGAAGCGTGGATGGGTTTTTATTTGCAAGGAACACAATATTCAATTAATATAGATAGAAGCACAGGAGAAACAACGTCATTAATGTCAAAAAGTCAACAAAAATATGTTGACAAACCGACTTCTGTTGTTAGTAATACAATACAAGACCCAACTAATAATTTAAATGGTAGTTCTAAAGCACAAGCTGCTTTCATACAGTCATATAAGAATATTTTAGTGAATAAGGGCACTGTAGAAATTTTAGGCGATCCAACGTTATGTTTTGGTGGAAATCTCATGGGTAAATATATTTATTTAACAGTGTGCTACCCTAATGGAGATATAATTAAAGAATTCACCGGATTTTATAATGTTTGGGGATATACACATTCAGTTGCATCAGGAAGGTTTACAACACAGCTTTATGTGTTGATGCCGCCGACTTGTCCGTTTGCATTGTTTGATGGAAAGACAAAAGAAGAGGTCGAACAAAAAAGTCAAATTGGAAGCGATGGTGTTATTCCTATTGGTGCAAACCAAATTAATCCTTCAACAGAGGCAGTTGCGTAAATATGTTTTCATCAATTAAATTTGCTAACGTTGACAAAAATTTTACAAAAGTAGAGAATGAAAAAATTCCTGCTAATGATCAAAATAGGTCAGAGAATAGTAAGGCACCAAAAGCTATTGATGGAAGTCCATTTAATAACTTTATCGGTTACATACTGTTTACTCGACCAGACAACGGAACATTAGATGCTTTTAAAATATACAATGAAGGCAGAGAAGATTTTACCGACTCACATACGGCAACATTTAATTCTGTTCAGTTTGCCGGAAGAAACGAACCAGTATGTGTGTATTATCAAGGCAGTGAAAGAAAATTCAGTGTTAAAATTGAGTTGTTTGCCAGTCGCCGAGGTTATTCTACACCACCTTCATTGCGTGTTGCGGATATTCCAAGAGACCTTATGACGATTACTGATGTTGACTATATTTCACGTATGGCATTGGCATTAACATACAGTAATTATAAAATGAAGTATTCTGGTCCGCATCGTGTATGGCTGACATATGGTAATTTTATTAAAATGATACCATGTGTTTTAAATTCAGTATCAAGAGTATTCGTGGGGTCATCGCCAGTAGACAGAACTGGTGAGTCAACAGACTTTTTACCGTATCATCAGAAAATTACCTTTGAATTAACTGCGTGTCCAGAAGAGTTGACGAAGTGCCCCGACTCGGAAGACATTATGACGGACTCTAATGCCAATAAGTCCTATGGTATTGGCACTCCTGTTACAGGTGTCCCACAAGAACCTACCGTAATTGCCAGCACGATGCAGGCATTTGATTTTGTTCGTAGAGTTAATTTATTACTTGAACAGGGCAGAAGAATTATCTGGCAAGCAGCAAATCCATTTCAATCCGCGATATGGAATGATCTTAAAAATTCAGTAACGCAATATGCAAATCTTGGCAATCAATTTACTGGATTTGATCAGCAACAGTTAAACACTATTATTGATAAGTCACTACCAGCCAATAAAGTTCGACTTTATAAATAATTATGAACCGCTATAGCATTTTTTCAAGAGAATTTTATATAACAGAGGATAACAAGTATGATTATTCTCCTGTTCCATTTTACACATTTCCTGCTAATGAAAATGACAAATATATTGTTATTGATAAAGCAGAACAGTTTAATCCTGATTTAATTGCTTATAATTACTATGGTGATGAGCGTTTATACTGGGTTATTCTGATGGCAAATGAAATTTTTGATCCGTTCTCACAACTATATGCTGGTCGTTCAATTCGTATACCAGATTTATTAGAATTGCAAATGGCAGCAAGTCTTGCGTAAGGAGTAATATGGCATTTTGGTCTGAAGTATTAACACAGTTTTATGATGTAATGCGAATAACGCAGAAGTCTCGTGCAAAGTCATTGAGTTCAACTGGCACATGTATTGGCGAAGTGATAGATAATAATGACCCGTTAAAACTTGGCAGATTACGCATTTACATTCCAGAGCATGACGAGTCTATATTGCTTGAAGCCGGAAGAGTGGAATGTAAGAATAAAGAGAAAAACTGGTCGCCATATGTTTCACCATTTGGTGGTATGCACAATTCTGGATTGTTTTTTGTGCCCGACATTGGCGCAAAAGTTGTTGTAGGATTTTTCAATAATGATTTGTATGATAGATTCTGGTTGGGAGCTATAAATAACCCAAATACGAACAATCCACCACTTGAGTCTATTGGTAGTCACTTAACAGAATATCCTAAAAATAGAATTATCAAAACTCCGGCTGGTCACACTATTGAAATGGACGACACTAGTGGTTATGAACGTATTGCTATAACGACTGCTAATGGTAACAGTGTTTCTTTGGAAGATTATAGAGATAATGCACTCAAGGTTGAAGCGCGTGGCGATGTTTATATTCATTCTGGTGGCAACATTGTTTTTGAAGCAGAAGGCGATATATTTATGAAGTCGAACCGTGATATTGCACTTAGTTCTGGCAGCAGCGTCAATATTGCATGTCCTAATGATGTTAATGTTGAGAAAAACCTTAACATTCATGGTGATACGATACTACGATTTGGTGGTATTATGGTGGCCGATGGTAGTATAGATGTTAATGGCAATGTGTTGGCAACAGGCAATATGCTATGTGAAGGGTTATCAACAAATCATCACCAGCATATCGTTATTGCAGAAGCGGTTGACCGAGATGTTGACGGCGGCGAAATTATTGACAAGAGAATGATACGTGCAAGTCACGTGCATACATATCAAGATAAGCATATTGTTGAAAACCATACACATCAAAGAATGGAAAAATGCAAAGATAAGTCGAAGTATAAAACATCAAAATCAAAAGATGCCTCTATTCTGCGCGACCATCCAGAAGACTCAGATGATTCTGATAAAATTCTTGGTGTAAAAGTAGAGAGAGATGCACCAGCAATAAATAAAATGGTTGGAGAGACATATGATAACATGCATCATATTGGTGGCGCAACGTGTGAATTAAATATTAAGGAAGCAGAAAATAATGAGCATGGAGAAAGTGAATTCGTTTGTACAAAGAGAATTTCTGAGCGTGATTGTCATGAACATTTGAAAGACGTAAACGATACAGATTCAACTAAGATAGAAACAAAAGCCGACTCTGAAAGTGACGCAAAAGATATGAACAGTATGGACGGTGGAAAGGGTAAAACTGGCTATATTGAAACACCAAAACCAGAATTTGAACAGCAAAACGTCAAGACTGATTCTCCTGACTCGATGATAGATGGGTCGAATAGAAAGACTGATGTAATTATAGAGCAAGTTGATAGAGATTATTATGAAAAAACGATTAAAGAACGTGCTCCACAGGAATTACAAAAGAACTCAATGCACGACACGCCTTTTGCCGTAATGCAGCATAGGCATTCAGTAAGAGGTATTGCAATATAATGGCAACTGTTAATACAAATCCGTTTGTTAGGGAGAACGCTACAACTGTCAATACAAATCCATTTGTTAAAGAAGATGTAACAGTCCCAACAGGAAATAACTCCACGCCGTTATGCAGTAAGTCATGCGCAACAGGTAACGATAAGCGTTATGTTGCGTTTGGCAAATATGATTATGGCTGCAATCAAAAAGCAGTCATAACAGAAAAATACATAATGGAGAAGTTGGACTCGCTTACTAGGTTGGATAAGAAAACTGGCGACTCAATAAAGGAAATTCAATGCTTAGTGTCAAGTGCGATGGACTTGAATTTGGTTGATCCTAATCAAGTTCTTAAAGAGTTGCAAAAAATTGACGCAGAACCATATCCAGAACAATCGAAGTATTTCTTGTTGCCAGACCGCTCTATAGAAGATGCAAAAAACGAAGTGTTAAAATGGTTTAAGCGTCAACAGGAAAAATACCAACAATATCAATGCTGGCATAATAGAGATATTAAGCAAATTGTTAGTGGTGGAATTCGCACTGAAGCTGAAAAGAAGATTTCAAGTATTAAGAAAGCAACAGAAAAAAACCACTTTCAAACATTTGACCAGTTGTTTCCCAAGCACTCGTTGTTAAAAGATAAGAACCAACAAGAATTGTCAAAAAGAAAAGGCGGTGATGATTGGATTGTTCGTCCATTTGGTCAAGCATATCGAAATTGGATAGAATATGAGTGTAATATTAAAAACGCATTTGAGTGGTATATCTCAGTTGTTAAGGAAAAAGTTGATAATGTTGTTGATATTAAGACTGCTCTTACTGGTATTGAACAATTCTTCTTGTTTAATACCAATACCGATACTGATTCTGTAATTAATCGCCCACACAAGAGCTTGAATGTTCTTATTTTACTTAATAAAGAATATGGAAGAGCAGTGGATAAATACTCGATGGCAGTGAAATCTGGGACAATTGAGACAGAAGCAGAAAGAATGGTTGAAAGTGCTATCAAGGAACATTATTTGCCTTATAATGTTAAAAACGACTACAATGTTGTTAATATTATGTTTCAGCAAGAAATTGATGATGCGTATGACTCAACGAAATCACGAATGTCTCAGAAAACAGGTAAGAAACAAGATACAGATAAAACTAAGAGTGCAGAAAAAACAAATAATGCCCAATCTCTTATGCTTAAATCACAAGGTAAGTCACAAAGTGTAGAGAGTTCACAAAGTAATAAAAAAACACAAACGACGCATACGTCACAGGATAAAGAAAATAAGTCTTTGTATGATATTTTTATGGATGAAATACGTAAAAACATTACCAATAAAGGAACTGTTACGTCAGCACAGATTTCAAACAATGCAACGTTACAATTGCTGTTGTATAAGAATAATAGTTGGGATTATGCCTACAAATTGTATAGAGATTTAAAACATATGCGTGATGTGCAATATGAACAAAGACTTAAATAAAGAAAAGTTAGACAATTTCATAAAGAATATTGGCTATAGCGACTGGCACTTAAACCAAGGTGCGCGAGTTTACAATAGCGCCAATCGCGCATCTGTATTAAGTGTTTTACACGCATATTTTGCAAGGCTTATAAATCATATGTCGGAAATGTCTGTTGTGGGATGGACGAAAAAAATGTTATCATCCGGCAAAAGCAAGTGTGCGTATAGGTCAGAGATAGAAGAGGATGAGAATAAGTCAGAGAAAGCATTGGCATCAACCTATGTCGCCGCTGAGTCGTTTGTCGGTTACGTGTTTGATAGAAGATATTGGCAGTTGCACCAGTGGTTGCATGAAGAAGAAACCAGTAGAAGTCACGCAGGGATGCAAACTATTAACGGGCAAAGAGAATCTGTACATAAGGAACATTTAAGCTATAATAAGCATAATTTAATGAAGAATGACTCGATGGCACAAGAAATGAACTTGGACAAAATTCATGATTATGCTGAAATGATACGTAAAGATAAGGCTGAAGGTGACATAATAGACATCCCGTATGAAAAGATTGGTCAATGGGATTACTGTAAACATGTTGACTCCGGTGGTGGTGCTGTTATGGAAAACAACAAATTGTTTAACTTTTTGGATGCGCTGCGAATTGTTCAATCTGCAATGAGCGTTATGCAAATCAATCAGCACAACACCGCACCACTATATGCAGTGTGTGGTATGGGTGCAGCGGAAAAATTCAGCATGGCACCAGAAGGAGAACAAGAGGTTGACCATACCGTATATCGTTATACTGATATTAACATGGTCAAAAGAAGGTTTGCCCACTATGATATTTTGGCGAAAGAAGCGGCCTTATCTGGTATTGGTGTTGCGGGTAACGCTCGCCACACACTGCCATCAGAAAAGTTTTCAGGTTCAACTACAAAAATACTCAACGATCATTTGGTCGCGCATAGTGTTGAAGTAGTAAACGCTATTGCTGAAGCATCGTATAGACTTGATAATCTTGGCGATGCAGGTGAGTGGAATAGTGCGATTTTTGAACAAACCAGTTTAACCAATAAGAAGATAAACAATCTTGAAGAGTCGTTTGGTGAGGCGATGTTCAAAAACCATGAAAAGTGCAAGTCATTGTTGAAAAACGGTGACGATCCGCTTATGTTGTATGCTTTTAATGTGGATGACTCAAAACTTAAGGATGAAGAAAAGAAACGTGTCAGTTATTTTGACACAACACAAGTTGCACCGTCTACGATGCTTGGTGTTGAGAAACTATATGTAATTCAAACATATGTGGAGAATATCGAAATAGAGGACAAGGGCGTAGAAAAAGCAATGAAAGAAAAAGAAAAAGAAAAAAAGTTAAAAGAAAAGGAAAAACCAAAAGAAACACCTATTGACAAACCATTTACGGGTAATATTGCATGAATAGACTTTACACATATATAGGACCTTCACTGTATGCAGTTTCAAACAATGAAACTGTTCCAATTAATTTTGAAACTGTTGAAGTAATACAAGATGGTCATACTATTGAGGTTGTGCCAGCGATAAAGACTGATATTGATTTAATTAACGAGTCAGTTTATCGAATATTGACGACTAGTAAGGGTGAACGGCCATATTTAAGAGATTTTGGTTGTAATCTTAAATCTTACGTTTTTGAGCCGTTGGATAGTATATTGTTTGAGGTGATTAATAAGGAAATTCGTGATGTATTGGGGAAGTGGGAACCGAGAGTTGGTGTGCAGGATATAGCCGTGGAAAAGGCTAGTGAACATACTGTATATATAACGCTGTTGTATTACATTATTTTGGATCAACGGTATTTAATTAAGGCAAGATTTATTCTATGAAAATATTGGAACTATTAGAAGATTTACAACGTGTTCGAGATACTCCTTATGAACTCGATAAGCAAGTAATTGAGTTATATCGTTGGTCATATTGTTATCAAATGGCACAGCAAGAATTCAGTAAAACTGGACTTAAACGATTTGAGAATGTTGCAAGAATATTTGAAAGTAATTTTGATCAGTTATATGATGTGGTTACGTCATGGTTAATACCTACGTTTGAGTTTTGGTTAAGCACGCATAATGTTGATAATCCTAAACAGTGGGCAAGAGCCATTGCAGAAATGCATAATAAGTTATATGTTAGAGAATATGATAGTATTTATGGTTATTTTAGAGATAATGACAGCTTTGTTCATGGTGGCGTGATAGTTGGAATGACAGAAATTTTTCCATATCTGTTTTCCGTTGATAAAGTGTATAGTGGCTATGGTGTAAACGGACTTTTAGAGATGTTTGGATACTATTATGTTAATAAGTTTGTTAAAAAAGGCATAAATGACGTTGACTCAGGCGACCCAAACGCATTGAGCGAGTTTTTAGAAGAAAAAGGTCTAATGGATGGCTTTGTGGATTGGTGCAGAAAAAATGAAAGAATGCTGGTAGAAGAAATGATTGATAGTCTTGGGAGAGAGATTATTAAAGATGATTGGTTTATTAACAGTTGTGTTGGTAGTGAGGACAAAATACTTGACAGATTATCTACTGCGCTATACGAAAAACTTTATAATAAGTATGTTGCTGTGCACCCAGATATTAAGCTAATATATAAAAAGAATAAAGCTATTCTGGACAAACTTGTTGCGTCATCTTCAACAAATGATAAAATAGTGAATATCAATATTGCCATTAACGCCGTGCATAAAAATGGTAGTATGCTTGATTATGTTGTTGAAGCAAACGAAGATATTGATAATGAAGGTGGTGCCGAGCACATCGAAAACGTGTTGGAAGGATTGTCGAATGGAGAGTATGACGATGAGTTTCATGAAACACTTGATGAAGTTGGAATACAATATTAATTGGAGATTTTACAATGGCTAGACAAAAAATGCCCTTACTGCCTCGTATCAAATTTTCAGCATTAGATTATGATGCTGTCAATAATGATATTGTGCAATATTTAAAAGCAGCATATCCCGATAATTGGAATGATTTTCTGGAGAGTAACGCTGGAAAAATGTTTGTTGACATGTTCAGTTATTTTGGAGAATTATTAGGTTATCGTATTGACGTTGCTGCCAATGAGTGCTTTCTTCCCACTGCTCGTTCTCGTGCAGATATTATCCGATTGCTACAATTAATAGATTATCACTTAAAATCAGTTGGTCAGGCATCCGTTCAAATTGATGCAACACGATTAGATACAGTGTTAACTAATAGTGCTGTTTCAAATCGCAATGTGCAATCTCGTTATTATGATGTGGTTGTTTCAGATTTAGCCAATGGTATTAATACACAATTAACAGCACGTGGAACAAACGGTAAAGAAGTTCCTTTTACGGTGCTTGCAGCGCAATATGATTATGACAGTAGAGTTTCTATTTTGCATACACACGAAATAGATAATTATGGTAATGTGGCATCAGTAAACAGTGCGGCACAAGTTATCAATGCATATGAGGGTATTGTAATATATGATCTCATAACAGATGTAACTGGAGAAGAATATCAGACCTATTACACATCAAAGGGTAATGTTGTTTTTGGTTCATTAAAGGTTTATATTGATAAAGGTCTTGGCTGGGAATTGTTGCAGCCTAATCAATATCTGTTAAACTCTCCTGTTGATATTAGTGCGGAAAAAATCGTATATCGCACAGAGTATACAGAAGATTACAAGGCGAGAATTTCATTTGGTGATGATAAGTTTGGCGGCATTCCAAAGACTGGTTATAAAATCAAAATGGTTTACATGATTGGTGTTGGTGAACTTGGTAATGTGTCATCACGAAGTATCAATAAACGTGTATTATGCCCGATTGTTGATAATATTAACAGTCAACCAAACTCTGTGCTTGATTATATCAATGTGTATTTCATTAACAATACACCGGCAACGGGTGGTAGCAATCCAGAAACTCTGTCAAACGCTATTCAGTATGCGCCATTGACATTACGCGCTAATGAAAAGATGAATACCAGAGAGGATTACAAAATTCTTCTGGAAAATAATCCATCTGTTAAAGAAGCATATGTTGAAGACGATTTAATTAACGATGAAACGCCAGTTTATACGGTCAATCTCTATATTTTACAAAATGGTGCGATTTCAACAGCATCATATATGTCATTAAGTTCATCATTATACAATTCTATTAAGCAATATGTTGATGAGCGTAAGGTTATTGGTATTGACAATAACATTTTTCCTGCTGATGTAAAATTGGTTAAAGTTGAAGTTACTGTTAAAAAGAATTCTTTTGCGAATGCTTCTGTGGTTTCTGAAAAGATCAAATTGGCAATAGAAGAGTATGTTACACAAACTAAAAACTCTCTTGGAACCAATGTTGAAGTGTCAGAAATAAGCGGTTTGATACAATCTATTGATGGTGTTGATTATGTGCAATCCATCAATGTATATGTTTCTCCGAATATTGTTATAACAACAAATGATACAGAAATTTTGTTATCAACACAGCGCAAGGCTTCTGACGCAAAGGTTGAAATACTACACAAAACCAACAAAAACGAGTCGCCGATATTTAATTATTTGCAAATGGCAGGCTCAAATGAGTATGATTCATATTATCACACTTACAAGAAGCTTAAAAATTCATTAATACCATATGACAAGAATGGCGTATATCTTGGTGATGACGTGGTTAATAACTGGTTGTTGTATTCCTATAACTTCAACGATAAATATGATTATGAGAAAAAGGTTTATCGTGGTGCCGACCCGAAAATTGTCAATAATGTGCAACAGGAGGCAAGAGCGTGTGTTGTTGCGAATGTCATAGACACATATGTTATAACTTCCACAGAAAGAACAATTCAAGACGGTCAAGAAGGCATAGGCATGGAGTATTTGTATAATTACATGTTCAATGTTTACAACACCAATGACAATCTTCTTATTCTCAATGTTAGAAAGCCAGAAGGAAACATTATTGTTAAGATAAATTTTTCCCGTAACAACTTAATTCAATGCCGTAACGAAAACGGTTTTTCAGAAAGCCAAGATGCAAGTTTCCCTCAAACGGGATTAACGCCAAAGAGCTTTACAGAGTTTATTAATTGGTATATCGGCAAGTATTATAGTGTGTTTTATGTTAAGGATGAAAGTTTAAAATATGAACTATGGTCGGAGCAATATGGCGATTATGGTATAAAACTCTTGTGCCGTTATCCGTTTTCATCATTAGACTCGTATAGTGACGAAGCAGGAAATATTCTTAACAACAATGCTCATTCCCTTATTGGTTTTAGTGATAAAGAAGCATTTAAGGATGCCGTAGACAACCGTTATTTACCATGTGAAGGCGGTATGCTGTTGCGTCAAGGCGAAAACAAGTTGTGGTTTAAGATAAATGGCAATGATGAGATTGTTGAGTTGCCATTAGGTAAACCTTCAATGGTTATCACTAATCCTCCGCTAGGCGTGTCTGTTATCGGAACAGCCAAATATCCATTGCCGTTATCGGAAGAGAGTTCTGCTATGGTAGAAATTGATGATGACATGTATGAGATAGTGTTTTCTCATTATCCAAAGCGTTTTATTATTGATGACAACATGTGGAAACTCAATAATGAACTTGACTTGTCGGACGATATCAACATTGTCAATACATGGGGAACTGGCTCAATCAATGACATATTGTTTAAGATGACCCAAAACTTCAGAGACAAAAAAGTTTTATCTACAACGAACTTTGAGAAACCTATTGCGTCTGATACCGACATCATCAATATTTGGAGCGACAATATTCAATTTTGGAATGCATTTAGTGTATTCTATGACATCATGCGTAAAGAAGTTGACAAGGTTATTAATTTTAAAAACAATCCATATAAGTATGATTTTGAAAAGGCCAAATCGAGTATTGAGTCCTTTGTTGTTGAAATAATGAAGCAACCATTGGGCACGTTTAAAAAATTTGTCAACGACTTTTTAAGTATCAATGTTAATATTGATGTTAATTTCAACATTGGTGATGATGCCAGTGCCGTCAACAAGACAGTCAATCTTAATGTTGGTGCATATCAATTGAATACACTTAGAAATAAGGATGAAATACTTTCTTATATGTCTAAGCAGGGGTTAATCAGCAAAGAAGACCTTGAAAGAATTTCTAATGAACGACATATATATAGCAGTTTGTCAATTGCAAGTACAATAATGCAAAAATATGCAGCATTACAGGCATATTTAAATCAATTTGTCAATATGCTATTCCCACCCGTAGCGTCATCATCAAAAGAAGCATTTCCTCTTGTTGGAAACGCAAAAAACTTCAAGGCCAAAGGAACTTTTGAGCTTTCAGCATCGGTGTATATTGATGAGTATGTTTCATTTTTCAATATTGACAACAATAGCAGCGAAGGTGTCAATATTAATTTTATCAAGGGTGCCGTCAATGATTATGCTGGTTGGTTTTCATATGATAAGTTCCAAAAATCAAGAGAATTTCATACGTTGGCCTACACTATAGCGAAGATGTTTTATCGGTTTAAAGAAGACATGATATTAACGAGTAAACAGTATCTTTTACAACAGAATAATCTTCTATATAATGAACTGCCTGAGCTTGCCGATAGTTCATGGGATATTTTTAGCAAAAGCGATTATTCCTCATTAAGCGATAGTGAAATTAAGCTGCTGAATAAAGAGTTTAAAGAATATATAGCCAATACATATGTTTTCCGAGTGCCAAGATCTATTATTGAAGAAGGTGAATATGTAATAGAGTGTAAGGCGATTAAGAATTATAATGACCCGCGCTTTGTGAACTTAGAAAGTGCGCCGGAGTCAAGAGTGGTCACAATACAACGAAATCATGTTGATACCGCTATTTATCCAATAGAAACGCAAATGTTTCCAGAGATAACAACGTTGAATTGTTATACAAATACTATTGTAATGTCAAATGATAATATACCAAAACGTATTACGTGGAAAATTAAACAGCAAATTGATACAACATCTACACGCCCACAATTGACCGCATGGCGTCTGGATGCATTTGACGAAAACTTCAATGCTTCAGATGTGTTGCAGCAAAGGTCAACACTTTTGAAAGAGGGTGAAATTAATTCATATGTTATTGGTTCGGCACTCGATGATATTCAGTTTGATTCGGCGACCAATGCACCATCTATTGTATTTGACTCGGCAGATTGGACAAAATTGGTATGCGATATATCTTTTTTTGGCGAAGCACCGCAAAGAATTGTGTTTGATTTGATAAGTGCATTTGGACCAAATATTTCTGTTGTTCCAATACAGCGCTTAATTGATGCAATTAATGCTATATCATATAAGACGTTTAAAAAGCCGTTTTACGCTTTCTTGGTGGATGAAAATAGAATTGGTATTTACTCAGCATTGCCATATGTCAAGTTTCTTCTAAGCGAACAGCCCAAAACGCTAAACTATTACATTGGCGTAGAGAACAAGTCAATCAACAATATTGTGTTGCTTGACTTAACGCCGGATATGTTTCTTAACAGACAACCTGGCTTATATTACATTCGCTGTGAAGTGTCACCCGCAAATTTATCTGTTACCGACAAGCCGTTTTCTTACATACGAGTATTTTGGAACAAGAAACCGGATTATACAGGAACGCTTTCAACAGAAGAAGTTGCACAAGAAATCATTAACCAAATACCCAATGAAAACAAATACATAGCAGATAACGTAGTGTGTAATGATAAGCAATTTGCCATGTTTGGCGGAAGTAACAATGATTCAATTAAAATCAATGTAGTTTAAAATGGATACAACAGACAAAAACAATGTATACAGTAAGTTGGGGTTCTTTGAACAGAACATATTTCAATATGTTCCTATACAAGACGCCAATTTTATAGAGGAAAAGACTAATCTTCTGAAGAGTTTTCTACAACGTGCAGGATTTAATCTTGATAATACGGTTGTAGATGTTGAGTCAATTCAAAGATTTTATTGGTTGGACGATAATTATTCCAATGCGTTACGTAATGCGACTTTTAGAGAAGAGAATGAGCAGTTTCGTCATTGGACTACCTTTACCGACTATTCGTTGTCTGATTACTATGATTACTCATATGTCGAACAACAAGAAAAGCCCAATGCTGTTTTAGAAGAGAAGTTTTACTCGAACATAATGAGCAATATTGATGTTGAGCAGTATTTGAAATTTAATGTATTGCTTAATGCGGAAATTGATAAAGGCATCATCACAACACTCAATCATAATTCTGATGAATATGGTGTCTATATACAAGAAGGCAGTAATCAAGGTAAAGAAGAAACGTATTCATTTGATGAAATTCTCAATATTGTTAGAAGAGAATATCTTGAAGTTGGCACAAGTGTTTTTGTTACAAGATTACAAGAAGGCTCCAAGGGCACAAAAGGAAATATTAGCACAATTCACTTTAATCGTGTTGATAGCGGCTTTTACATCTATATTGGTTTTCTCAAAAACATACTTGGTTCCAATGATGCTGTTTTGACATTCTTAAAGCAGATAAGCAATGTTGACAGTTCACATCAACCATATATGGCGCGACAAACACTTATTGATTATTTCAAAGTGTTGGAAGATAAGTATGTGGTCATTAGAAATGCTGTAGAAAAATTTGGTATTAACTATAAAGAATCATTCAATGCTGTTTGTGGTGAAGAGTTGAATGATCTTGGCGATGCGCTTCGTGCCGGTGAAATTAACGATAGTCAGTATAAGCACCTTCAAGATGAAATACTGAAAAAATACTCAGATGAGAACGAGTTTTTCTCTACGAATGTTATCACTACAGTTGACGATTACAATAAAGCTCCTTATGTAATTAAGTCTGCCATACGAACACTCTATACGAATTCATTGGCATATACACAATCACTTAACCCAAATGCAGATAGTTATTATTATGATACAGTTACTGCAATTACCAATGAAGAAAAGATATACACGCTCCTGCCAGAAGACGTAGACGCTATAAAGAATGGAAGAATTTATGTGTTTCCAAATCTTGCATATGCGAATACTATTATTCTTAATAAGAACTTAACACCAACTATTTCTAATGATGATATTGACGTTTTGAATTTGGATGCCGCGCAAGTTGGGGAACTTATTACAGAGATAGAAGGAAATTCGATAAATCCATATAAAGTCGCAATGGATAACGGTGAGTATCAAAAATGTTACTTTTCTGTTGCGAACGATCATGCTGTTGGTGCCAAACAAATAGCGAGATTTCAACGGCACGTTACCGATGTGCGTCTTAATTATATTGTCAATGTTGAGCCAATTGTGTTTACATATAACACAACTGATGATGTTTACGCATTGCTGGTTGACAACACTCGTCTTGGAAGGGATATTTCCGTTGACCAGTTTGTGACTAAAGAGAGAATGAACAGTTCTGAAGAGATTATTTGTGATTTATATAATGAAAAACATCGTAGTGTTAATAACACTTACATCCTCTATGCTCGTCAAAATATACCAAATAATAAGGTTGGTTTAGACAAAATACGCAACAGTATTGGTTGGAGTTCATTTGACAGCCCATGGAGAAAACAAAGCGACGGGACACCATATACTGATTGGTATGAAGAAATTGAATGGGTAGAAAATCCCTTATCATATAAGTTCTCAATGAATGATACTGTTTTCTCGTTCAATATTCTTGAGCCATATCCAGGAACCGACAATATCTGCCGTGCAATCACACAAGCAATCAATGGCGATGGCGACACGTTATACGCAGTGTATGGTATAACGTGTTTAGCGACCAATGATGGCTTGCTGTATTTTATCGGCAATGATGAAATGACATTAAAGAGAGTGAACGATGAAGCTGGATATCGTTTTTGGGAAAATTTAGGGTTCACACGCTTTAAAATTGGTGCATGGCAAAAACCAAACAACTATTATGCGGTGGAGTCAACACAAAATTTAGCATATCCGATGGACAAAAAATGGAGTATGATTGTTGATGTTAATGATACAACGATTATACTCAATGGAGCAATTGATTTGGCAACAAAAACTGCATTGTCAAATTCAGATGAAAAATATAATTTGTTCGATAAGACTGTTGAAGATTTGACAACGGCAAAGTTGCGCATAACTGAAGAGCCTTATACGGTAGAAGTTCTCAATGCGTATCATACTGCATTTGTAGCTGATATTCAAAAGCAGTTAGACGATCAATACAACAAAAAAGATGGAGTTGAGCTTGAGAACAGTAAACGTATTAATGTGTATAGAGTTCCCGACACGAATTTCACTATAGGTATTGAGTCATATAATCAACCGTTCTTTATCAAGGCGTATGACAACAAGGGCGATGGTTTGACCTCATGGAGAAACCTATACTTTGATAATATTTTGTATAGTGAAATCAATGATGATGTTTACTCATATGAAACATGGATAAATACAGATTTAAATAAGACAGCATATCGTTACGATTACAGAGAATTAATTGCCAAACAAAGTATTAGTGATGCTCCTGATGATAGTGCTGTTCTCCACGACAATTACTTTTATTTTACCTGCAACGTCAACACAACAGAAAACTTTTCTCTTATTGTGCCCCGCCGCTGGATGTTGCCAAAATATTCGATAATTAGTGAAGCTCTTCCTGATGATTTGTCTACAGCGCGTGGTGATATTGTATTTTATAAGTATACACCATCTGATGTTACTGCTACTACCAAATCATCCATACAATATTGGACAGAAGGCAATAACTCATTATGCTTTAATGATGCGGCAAATTTAATTGAGTCTCATAGAATTAATATCAATCAAAATATAATAGAGGCATATGATAATCTGTTCTTCACGAAATTTACGGATAGCACATTTTATCGTGAATATATTGGAACAGCGACTGCTAAGAAATATGTGGTTCCATCAATTGTTGGCACATATACATTTTGGGATTTAGGCAAGTCGGTAAATAATGTTCTGGATAGAGATTATACCTTAACCTTTAAGATTTGTGATGGTGTTAATATGTCTGCCAGCATTAACGGTAATGTTGCCGGACAATCCATAACAATACCAAAAGGTCGTTGGTCGCCGGAAGAACTGGTTGACTATATTAATACAATGCGACGAGTTATTGGTGGCGAAGGTTATATTGCGCAAAGCAATAGCGAATATGCTGACCGTCAGAATGTATGGAAAGTTGAAGCAAAATTGATGAACGTTAAGGGTATTTATGATACTGATGACAAATACATAATTTACTTTGAGCAGATTTGTGAAAATGAAGATGACACATTAATGCTTGATGGTGACTTTTTAACAGCATTAGGGTGCTCTGGCACTGGCGTATATGGTATATGGGCGTCATATACATCGCCACGTTGTAATAATGTTTGGCGTGTTCAAGATTACTGCAATTGGTTGAACTGGAGATCGTTGTGGAAAAAAGTTGATGAAACCGAAACTGTTTCATATGATCCTGCGGAAGATTGGGATGTGCCGACGTTGGTAGAAGAAACACATTATTATGATAATAGAAATTCTACCGATGCATATTCAATATTACAATGGAAAACACTTAATAGTAAATGGTTGGGCGTAGAACGTTGTAATAAGCCATTGACCTTTGATACATTGGAAACATCAAGTGCAACAAGCGTTTTAGGTGAACAGATTGATTTATTCTTCAAATTTGAAGATTATACAGTTGCAGGGTCAACAGTGAGTTTTGAGCCACATAAAGGCTTATTCTATTTGTTGCGCGATGTTATCTTAAGACATCACGATAAAAAGTATGTTCATGGCGAAGAGCGTAATTATAGTAGTCGTATTACCGCAGATGGCGTCACGGATGATGAAAAGTCAGAAGCACTGAGTGAGATGAAATATTATGCTGAACGTAGTATTCTTGACAATATTTTTGAAAAGAAAAACACACTAACAGATCGTTGTTTCCATACTATTAAGGGCAATCCAAGAATTAAGGTGAAAGCATGGCGTGAAGGCACACGGTATGGTAGTGCACGATATGGTGTTTCTAAATATCCAGAATATTATGAAGACTATGTTGATATTAAAATGTTAGATTTGGACGAAGCAGCAAATCTTATTGAAGATGAAATTCTCAAAACACAACGAATTGACAATGTTGCGCGTGAAATCAGCAAGCATTTTCAGTGGTCGGTCAACACAACATATAATGATGTTATTAAACAAGTATTAAAGTTCTATGATTTTTATAATGGGCAGTTTAATACGTGGCGTGGTAGAGCATTTCGTCTCGGCAGCGGTTGGGACACAGTGTCAGTATCATTAGAGGGCGGTTCGGCTGATATTAACATCACCAATTGTGAAAGCGATTGGCGTGAACCTCCATATTTACCATATGTCGCGTATTTGCTCGGCTGGGATTTCACCGGCGATAAGGACTTCTCATATCTTGACAAGAGCCAATTGATTAAATCATTGGTGAAAATATACAAAACGAAGGGAACATTTACAGGCATGAATCGTTTGTTCAACATGCTTGGCATGGTGACGACAATTGATGAGCTATACCGTTCTTTTCCTCTCAATGGCGACTTTAATTTGCTTAATAAAGAGAATATTAATAAGGCGCAAAATTGTCTATATGACACAAAGCCATTTACCAGCGTCTTTTTACCGGATTTCTATAAGAACGAAGAAGGGCGTATTCTCTTGAGTGATATATTACTTGCCCTTGGCTATTCCAAAGATGACATTATCAATGACAACGTAGACTTTGATGAGTTTATTGCTAAAGTTCGAGAATATCCAGCAATAAAGAATTATTTACTGGTGTTTGCCAATAATGAAGATTACCGCCATGATGGTAAGTGGTATCTCAACAAGTCAAATCGAGTTCGTTTGGATATGCAAATGGCGTTTTGGCAACCGTTGACGGATAGAAAAATAAATACCATCAATTATTTCGTTGATTTTATGAAACCGGTGCATGTGTTGTATGAAACAAAGAAAATATCAACACCGCGCATTACGGAAAAACCTTATGATGTTAAATTAGGAAAGGCCATAGTAGAGAATATTGATATAAACATTAATGCACCAGCAGAAGATAAGTTTAATTATCTAATGCGATTAGATGGAAGAGTATTCCATAGTAGACGAGATCATTTAAATAGTGTTGACCGCGCCGCAAAAGATACTGCTACAAAATATCAGGAATTAAGGCTTAATACATGTTCATCAGTTGTTTCAGCACATGAGTTATTTGATTTTAGTGTTGTTGATGACAAGAAGATTAAGTTTTTACTACATAATGGTAAACAATATTTCAACGTCAATACGTCTGTTGCAGAACCAGCATATTATTATAAGAGATTTGGCATAGCATATGATGCTTCTGGAAAATTTAGAGTGCCATCTAAGGGAATTTTCTATATTACACTAAATAATATTAAGGTAGAGATAACTAATAGTGATGTTGTTGAGCGGGGCTATAAAACAGCCGAATTAGCAACAGCATTGTATGAAAAAGCCATTGAACTTGGTTTAACAAAATTCTGGTTTACGTCGGATGAAACAAAACGAGAGATTATTATACACTCTCTTACCCCATTTACATTAGGTGCATTTTATCCGACAACATCGCTTGATTATTCTGCCGATGGTGAAAATACCAGCCATTTCACTGGTTACGTGTCTTTACTAAATATTCAATTTAATGAAAACGGACTATACCGAGCTTTTGCAACACCAGATACGTTTAATATTGTGCTGGCAAATAAACAAACTGGCAGCGAAACAAGCATTACTGTTGAAATGCCAAAAATTGTCTCTGAAACATTCCTTCAAGACGGTGTTCAGGTTACTTACAACAAAGAGCTTTATGCCATGTCTGATATTGCCGCGTATTTCGATAAACAACTGGTGGCATATCAAAGGCATTATCAACTTTGGTCATTCATGGTTATTGACGAGTCCGGTGCTTACTTCGACTTTATCTCTTATAGTGATACTAATGATGTTGATAGAATTGAGTTGATAACCGCGCAAAGTATATCAATATTAAACAACAACGACATTAGCAGAAACTTAGGATGCTATAGCGGTCAATGGATAAATGGCGTTATATGGACTGCGGAAATGTTTTCTGAATGGCTGTTGGCAACTGTGTTTAACGTTGTTGTTAATGGTCAATATGCTGAATATAGAAATTACACAATAGACGACATTCGCACCAAGGTATTTAATGCGTTTACCCATGAAGTTGACAATATGAATTGTAGTAGAATGGCTACAATTGGTGGATGGTCATTGCATTTTGAAATGAACGATATGTTTGCGTATATGGATTGGCAATCATACCATTCGCGCCCACACCATTCGTTTATGATTGATAATGATTATAATGATAGTGAAAACACAACTGCGGCAACGTTATATTACAACAATCAAATGATGTATGAAAACAATGCCGACAATGTGCAAAGAGTTATTAATGATGCAGTTGGTGAAGGTAATGAGTCTTATACAATGTTGTTAAGGCCAACACCCAATGCGAATAATGTTGGTGATTATAGTAGAATTTCACGTTTTGGGAAAATAGGCGAGGATAGAGTTCCTTATGGTGTAGATAGTTGTCCAAAAGAAAAATATGGCATTAATCTTCTACCAAATTCGTTACCGCTAGAATGGTTTGTTGAGTATGAAACAAATCCACAAACGCGAGCAAATCAAAGCTGGAGTTATGCGCGCCTTGATGGTATTCCTTATTATTGCAAAACTCCTTCGTTTGCCACACCATTTTATTATGAAGTAAAAGTTTCCGGCGACATCAGCAATAACGAAGCAACAGAATTGCGTGAATTAAATCCTCCTCTTGAGATAACCAACAGCAACAACAAATTGTTTTTTGACATCTATGTTGACAATGAGTTAATACGTGATGTTGTCGTATTTGTTCGTAGTGGTGTTTATACCAACCTATATGACTTACGTGAAGCAATTCAAAACGCACTTGATGTTTATATCAATCGTCCTTATGGTCTTTCCGGTAAAAACGTCGGCAAAATATCTGCCATAGAGTCGTATTCACGTAATCGCCATAATATGAGCGATACATTTATTAAGCGATTAATGTTGTCATTGGAAAATAATGGTATGTATAAGCTCTTGCCGAAGGAGTCGTGTATAATTGAGACATCCATTGCAACATTTAGTGCACACAACAGCACAAATACGGTAATACAGATAAATCCAATACAGTTAGTGGATATGTTAAACAGTGGCGTTGAATATAAGAATGGCCAAAGTGGTAAGCAGATATATCTAACATATCGTGCTTTGTCGGATGGTGATTTTATTGAAATAGTCGCCAATGAAGATTTTACGTTATTGTCATATCCGGTCATTAACAATGTTACTGGTAGCTATGTCATTCCAATTGAAATAACATCGGAGTCAACAGTTATTGTAGACCCGCAGAAGAAAAGGTTGTCAATACAGATGGTTGATGGTGTGTTTAAAATTCTTCCTGCCGAGAGTGTTGGGTTCACTACAAATGCTGGCGAGTCATGTTATGAAAATACCAGCAGTTTAATGGAAACACTGTCGCCACAACAATTGTATAATAAGCTGGTAATGAATAAAACAGCAACAATCGGTATGGAGTTTGTTGAGCATGACGGTGAGTATTTTATTGATATTATTGCCAATGCTACAAATACACTGACATTAACATCATATACAACAGTCAACAAAACAACACAATGTTATTTGGCAGAGGCACCTATAGTAAACTTTTCCAAGAGTTTGTTGTATACCTATATTTTTGATCGAAGCATATCGTTCGAGTCTCTTGGCACGAATTTCACTATTAAGACAGATGCAGAAGATGGTTCGGCTGCAACACTATTCCCATATCTGTTTAGACGTTATAGCTTTGTCAGAAATGATGCAAACTTTACTGCACAATCAGACTATTATGTATATAATAAAGATGTGGTTGCAATTAAACAGTCAAATCGAAACCTCTTCCGTGTGGATGGTTTTGTCTATGATGATAAGCGTTGGTTTAAACTATGGGGTATTGATGACACCAGAGAAAGTATGGCATATGAGTTAAGACCACGCGGCTTTCATTTGGCGCAAACAACATATCCTGAAGAAGATGGTTATGCAAAGCTACCAGATACAACTTATTACGAAGAGCAATTTCTGGTGATAGGCACAAGCAGTGATGATGGTAAATTTACGATACCACCCGCAGAAGGTCGTCGGCTTGCATTTGATATATTCGTCAAAAATGGTGAAAGTAACTTTATTGAAGTGTATAATAACACACCAACAGTAATGCGCTTAACGTTGTTTGAGTTGGCAGATTTGATGCAAGAACAATTCAATTCTGGTGTTAAATATGTTGATAGCGATGGCGATGAAGTTATTAATGGATTTGCATGTGGTATGTTTTCTGTTACCGCCAATCGCTATACAGATTATCAAGGTATGCCACAAGCGCAACCTTCTATTGTTATACGCTCATCAATTAGTTGGTCGGTATGTGAAGAAGCAGGCAATCCGTTTAATTTGAGTGGAAAACAATATCAATCATATGCTGATGTAAGTAAGAGCACTATATTAAGCCCGAATAACATTACTGGTGACTATATGATTTGGGTGAATAGAGCCAAGAACAATACGTCGTTTCCAAATGGCATACCATCATTGGGTGGCGAAGTGAGACCATTTGGTGTGCTGTCATGGTCAAGCACAGAAGAGAATGCGCTGTCTGATGATAATTTCTGGTATTACAACGAAGAAGAAACACCGAGAGTTGGGTGTAGGCATGAAGTTTCTTTGATCTATGATAATAGACAATTAATTGGAGATACATATCAATATTCATTTAAGAATTTTTCATTTGATTATAAAACATACGATAAGCAAACAGCAACGATTTCTACGGGAACATATACGTATAGTGGAGAACCTTCACATAAAACTGCGGTAGAAATAATAAGTTTAATTAAACAGGGTTTAGCGGCAGACACAAATATTGATGTTTCTGCATTGGTTGATATAGTAGCAACCCATAGATATGTTGTTGTTTTAAACAATGCCTATACTGAAAATACAACTACTATTATACGAGAAATATTCTATAAGACAGTGCAACGAGAAATAGTTGACCCGATTTACAAGTATGTTTCACAAGGTAATCCAATTAAGATAAAGACATTACCAATACGTAGTGATAGAGGCAATACTTCAATTGGCGGCAGTGGTGGCTCAACAACGGTCGGCGGTGGAGATGATAGATTTCGCGGTGGTGCTGGTGGCAATCCACCACCAAGCGCACAAAGGCCGGTTAGAAATCCTGGTTTATCGCCAGTTATAATATTTCCAAAACCGAAACCCAAGCCAATCATTATTGAGTCAATAGAAGAATATATTAAAGAAACTATACAACAAGATGGAACAATCGTTTTGCGTAAACGAGACTACCAATACTTTGAAATTGTAAAAAGCACTATGGTAAATTGCTCTTTATACCGTGAGACATACACTTATGATGAAGAAAGCGAGTATAATAGAGTTGGCTTCTTTAGAAAACCTTCATATTGGCGAGACTATTATTCAACGCTATTAGACGGTGAAAGTGTGCGTTTTGATTATCGTGATTTAGACCCGCACTTTGCCAGCAAGGACTTTAACATTTATGATAGAGGTGTTGCAGCAACAAAATATGATATTCGCACAAAAGATAATGGCAGAAGAAAGTGGTGGTGGAGTGATTTCAGAACAGTAGAACCAGGCACAGATAGTGGTTTTAATGAAGCATCGCCAATTACTAAATGTTCATATTTTCCGAATAGTGGTTTTCGAATTTGGTATGCTGATAACAATGATGATCCAAAATTAAAATTGGTTGATTGTGTTGATGCTTCAAGCTCCAAGGTTGTCAAGAAATATAGTTCAGGTGTTGATTATGTTCATATAAAGTTGCGCGACACAATTAAAAACTTCTTTGTTCCACACTTTAGATTAAATATTGAGCAAGTTATCGTAAAAGATGGTGGAACAACAAAAGTATATCCACCACAATCAGTTGGTGTGCTGAGAATACCGCCGAACAGCAAATATACACTGGTGTTTAAATTGCCGACTACTGTTAATGAAACAGATGATATTACCACAAATTATATTGAGATTGTCAATAACCATACGGCAAATTATCGTGAAATGACGCTGGAAGACATTGTGTTGGACATGAATTTATGCTTTAGTGCGTGGAAGTCGGCCAATGATACCAACAAAAACGTGTATTTCTATAATAAAGGCAACAAGATTATCAATAAGAGTGCAGCAAATCAATTGCGTGTTGCGATTATAGATATGCCTAACATTGGAAGAGTAATTGCATTTGTTAAATGTCCAAAAGACAACTTTAAGATTTATGTTCACGAAAGCAGTTTATTGAACAGTAAAAACAATTCATATTTCGAATACAACCCACCTATGGATGATGGTATGATACCTTCGAAATATCTTAAAGAAACTAAGTTCAATACCTTTATGATGGGGTTCTGTTGCGTTCCAAAATATCGAGAAGTAACTATTGGTTCCAACGACATATATGCGAATACTGACACTATACTTGAAGCGCAATTTTTAAGATGGAGTTTAATAGGAACAAAGTTGCCTCCATATAATGTAGCAGATAAAGAATTAAAGGTCTGTATTTACAAGAGTATTGCTTCTGAAAAATTCAGTGTGCCATATATTTACACAATTAATTTTGATCGTAACTTTATGACACATGAAGATATTTGTTCGTATATTAATGTGAAAATGAAAGCAATTAATGATGAGGCTATTAATGCTGGTATACGCGCAACAGCAATAACCAATAATGAAAGTCAAGAAACAGAGGTTTTGACAACGCCATTAGTGCCTTTTGTTCGACCAAATCGTTATGGTTATATACAAGTGTGGAGTCCGTCATATTTCGCATTTTTAGAGTCAACTGCATTACCATATCTTGGTTTTGAGGCATATGAAGAAATTCGCTATTCGTTTGGAGAATTTAAACAAGAGAAATGGTCGGAAATGAGCTTGCAACAACGTGCAGAGACATATACAGACGGGTTACGAGGACTTGAAATATATGCAAGTCCAATCTCGCCACAAGCAAAGAACGATAGACCAACAGACTTGTATATTATCAAAGATGAAACAGTTTTTGTTCCGTATAAAGCGTATTCTGTTGTGCTGCAATCTGATTTCTTTAGAAAGGACAATACAAGATGGTGGAACAATAATTTGAACATTATACCTCGCTTACGTGAGCCATATGAAGTATATACTGCAACAGTTCCATTCTATTGTGAGTATTTTGGCGTTGAAGCTGGTTAAATAAAATTATTAAAATATGTGTAATGTCGTATATTTTACAAACTATATAAGGAATTAACTATGGATTTATCTGAAAAAATAGGCGTTAGGGGAGAGGTTAAAATAGAGGAATTTAACGCTGACGGTAAAAAGACGAATGAGTGGTTGCTGAAAAACTGCATCATGGATTATGGTCGTTGTATTTTGCCGCTAGTGCTGGCTGGTCCATCTGCATTGCCAGCAAATTTTCCTGGTCGGACTGTTCCCTATGTCTCAAAGGTTAAATACGGATTTGGAAGGCCATTAGGCGCAGGCGCAACAGAAAATACAGACAACAAAGGCATAACCGAGAAATTTAAGAATGTTGTTGATCCAGATGGTGCGTTGTCCTCGGATATTAATGTTGCAGAAACAGATGCTGGTTCTGCGATATGCACCGTTGCCAGTGATGTTCTGCAAGGTCAAGAACAATCAATTCAAAGTGTTGCTCCCTATTATTTACGCTTACGTGCGGGGCTACACAAACCTTATACATTTCAGCTTTCAGAAAACTCACCGTTTAATCCAGAACTCATTCGTGGCAATACAGAATTCGATGGAAGGTGGGTTAATCCATTTCGCCCAATTGAACTTCAAGAATATGCGTCGGGATACCAGAAGAACTTTCCGCTTCCTCCACAGTCTGTTATTAACAACGAAGAGTATTACTGGTATGGAGGAGCAACACCATCAAGTGCCGACGATTTAGTTGAAGATTTGAAAAATAATCTTCCACAATTTGGTGAATTTGAATGGAGCGTAACGTTTAAATCGTTCTTAGACGCATCCGCAAGAGTAGTTGAAACAGTTGACAATAATCAGTTTGTGTCCGATGATGGACTTTCATTTGATATTAATGAAATTGGACTTTTTTCAGATTTCACCAGAACAGATAATTGGGTAACATTGAATAACCGCTCTTATCCATTAAATCCTATGCTGGCAATGCGCTATACACCAACTATTAGAAAAAAGAGATTGTTTAGCTTGCAGATTTCTTGGTCTATTATATTCTAAAACAATTTTTGAAAAGGAGATACAATGGCAATTAATCAACGTGATGGAATGGTGACGGGTCTTGAAGGAACGCCAATAATGGTTTCTACCAATCGCGGTAAGATACGATTATTTTCAACCGGACCAGCAACAGAAGGAATACAGGCACTTGTTCCAGCAGATCCAGCAATTCCTGAAACATGGAACCGCGCCTTCAAGCGTTTAGTGTTTAACGATCTTGATGAATTTTTCAGAAACACACGAACGTTTAAAATAGAGCGTAATGGCGACAATCGTTATGCCTTTTTTGCGTATGATGCACCGGAACAAGGCACGGCACAAATTCAGCCAACTGTTGTTTCGTTCGTAAAACCGTTTCATTCTTTCACAAACGTTGGTGAAGGTGTTGGTGCATTTGACACAATGGTATATCTGTCACAATACATCCCTAATAATGCAAATCTTTGGGGCACATCCAGAGCAGGCGAGGATATAGACGCTGATTTCAATACATCTTCGATTAGTAGCAACTTCTGTTTTGATTTCGGCGTCTCTTCATATGAAAGCCCCTTTGTCGAAAGCTCATTTGACGATAATTATAGCTTCAGCAAAACTCCTCAGCCGCGCATTACTATTGCTGGCAAAGGTAAGAATGCAACATTTATCAGCGGCTTGGGTCTTAATTTAAGCAATATGTTCGTTGAGTTAAAGGACTTAACGATTGTTGCAAATCCTTGGTTATTTACTGTTGCGCCTACCGCAGAATTGATGTTTAATAATGTTAAAATTATTGGCAGTATGAATACCGGATCGGAGTCTTCGCTGCCATATTGTCGTGGAACAGTAGAAATTTCTAATGATAATAGCTCTTACACATTGGCGCTTAATAACTTGGCGGCAACAAAACTGCTGTCGTCATCAGCATTTAGTGGTAATGGGTTCTATAGACTAATCGGCAACACATATCATGAAATAGCATACTGGGGCGACTCAACGGCTCAAGGACGCGCATCATCAACAAATACTGATGTTGGATTAATCGAATAATTCATAAGGAAAACAAATGTATAGATTTATTTTACTATCAATTGTTGGTGTTGCTTTAGTTGTTGGTGATGAGTTTCCAGCACGACTACCAAATGTCCGACAAAACTATCGCAATAATGAAATAATCCAATATTCTGATGCTAACCACATGGGCAGAACTATTAATGCGCTATGTGAAAAAATTGGAATTAATAACACGCAACTTTATGGTAATCGTTATACCAATACCTTTGACTATAAAATCTATTTGTTGTTCTCAAATGCAATTGCCAACAATGCCAGTATTAATTACTTAATGGAGAACGGTTTAGGAGGTAGCTCTGCCAGTAACGTTGTTTCTGATGTTCTCTATATCACGAGAAGCCCAGAAAACAGTGACCGAACAGTTGGTTTACGATTATACTATGATATGGACAGTTATACCAATAATGCTCAAATAGGTTATCAGTTCTATGTTTTTGAAGAAACAAACGCATATGTAGCAGGGCTTACCAATACAGTGTTGGTGTCAGAATTTGAGAACGAAATGAGATTTTATGGTTATCAAAAAGGCGGCGTAGAGACACCATCAAGAAACGCGCAAAATATGGTAATGAAACTGGTTGCGCCAACATTGGAATATTCTGGATCAACCAACGCATACACTTCTGTCGGTGGCGGTGCATATTTTGGCCAAGGTCTTGTTGTTGATGATCGCAACTTTATCACTAACAACAACAACTTTTATCGCATTGATGAGCGCGAAAAGTTTTACATGCCAGTCACGACCAGCAATAGCCAGTCTTTTGTGTCATATGTAAATCCTGGCGAAGTATCTAATTGGTATGGAAGTTTTCTGGTGTTTAAACCAAAACCACAAGGATTAAGTAGAAAAATACCTGTTGGCTATGAGTTTGTTGATGATGAAGAATTTCCTGTGTTTACTATTCGTGGAAAATTAAATGCATCAGGATTTATCACCAATGTATATCAGTATTGGGTGGCAGATTTTCATTTCACTAAAGTAACAGGAGTGCCAGAGCCGGTTGATACAGAGATATATGATGCAGTTCCCATGGGTTTTCTTAACAAAGAGTTTGACCGAAAGATACGGCAATATCAACTAAACTTAATGGAGTTTAATCCTGAATCGGCAAAGACAATGGGACAATATCGTCAACTTTCAGACAGACATTATTACAATACATTATCGCACATCTTTGTTAATCCAGTTATTTCGACCAACCCGTTAGTGAGTGTTGGTGGAACGAATATGGTTATGCACACGATGTCAACGCAGAACGACAATGATGGCATCCTGTTGTCATATGATGATGTAGCCACCAACTCCTATATTGGTGGTGTATCGTATCCAGCGCAGTTTACCTTTTCTGGCATTATTGTTGACCCATATAACGTTTTGCCAAATCTTTACGGCATTAAGGCAAGAACAGAATATACTGGTTTGGCAAGAATAGAGCCAAACGAAAACTCAACAATTGTTACGGTTAATCCCTTTGAGAACGAGTCTGGGCTGACTGCGTTTTCTACGGTGATTGGACCAAATACAGCAATATTGGCAACACCTTTTAAGGCACCCAGTTCATTGTATTGGTATTGGGTGGAGTATATAACAACCAACCAATTTAGAATATGCTTGGACGCACCGCAAAGTCAAGCAGTGCCGTTTAAATGGATAATACCACATGTATTAACCGCAACATATAATTCTGTGGAGTATCCAAAAAATAGAGTGCTGTTGGGTGATTCTGTTATTATCTCCAACGGCCAAACGGAGTCATATCCGATAACGATTAACAATCTTCAATACAAGATGAATAACTTTACCAATGAAGTTGCGCTGTTTACACCATTGGGTTATACTACGAATATTTTTGGTGGAACGAATTTGATAAGCTGGTATCAGGTAAGAGAGCTAACGTCAACAAGCTCTTTAGTGAAGGTAATTGTTGATGCACCAGTAACTCGACCAATAAGATTTAATTGGGCAATATTTAAAAAGTAAGGAGAATATAATGAGAAAAATCGTTTTTATGGTCTTTATTGTTTCGGTTGCGCTATTTGCCGATCAACAAATTGCCAATGATCTTAATTTGCTGGGACATACACTTAAGGGAGTTAAGTCTTTCAGTAAGCCAGGTGGAACAACGTGGAACTTTATAGAGTCAAATCAAGTGGTTCAAATATGCACGAATTTTGATGGTAATATCAGCAATGCAGTTATTAATAGTGCTATTAGTAGAGATACTGCGGTTAGTAATGCTTTGAGTGCTGTTTTAACCAACACTATAGCGATACTGACAAATGCAGCATTACCAAGAGCGCAATGGGCAAATGTAGCAAGCGTGGCGAGTAACTTGATTAACAAAAATATTATTACATACGATATGGCGTGGTATGATAATTCAGTTGCCGTAGAAGTTCCTAATTACATCTCTATACAAGTTTATAACAATAATGTCGCTATAGACAGAATGGTTCTTTTAAGAGTTTGGTTATCTAATAGCTTAGACCCAAATGGAGAAATTCCAGAAGAACACCCAAACCCTGTTCCGCCTGTTTTTGAAATTAGTCATGGAAAAGGCGTAGTATTGAAAACTGTTACAACAGGTAAACAACTTGATGTTCTTACAGATAAAGATGGTTCTCTTGAATTAAAAGTTAAGTTTGACCATCCCGAACCAAATGTTTATTTAAATATTAAGTCATATAACGGCGTTGTCACAAATAGTTCTAGTGTGTCTTGGGTAGAACCATAACAGCAAACACAATATATCTATGAAATACATCTTTCTTATAATTTGTTGTAGTGTTAGCGTTGTTTTCTCAGCAGAACAATCAATCAACACGAATTTGGATGTACGCGGCAACTCCATAAAAGAAGTTGGCTCTTTTACTAAACCAAGTGGAGCATATTGGGTGTTCTTAGAGTCAAACGATGTTGTTAATATATATAGAGGTTATGATAATATTATCACTAATCTGTTGTCTCAAGATATCGTCAATAGAGATATACTTGTTAGCAATGGATATTTAATTTCATTAACCAATGCAATAATGTTTACTAACTCTGTTGTGAGAGCAACAGAATATGCTGAGGTAGCCAACAACACTAGTAATATATATGATAGCGGAGATGTTTTTACATTATATACAATTGTATATAGCAAAGCACGATTTGATATAATAGCGTCTTCTTCATTAAATATGAAAAAAGTATATGAAGTTTGGTTTTCTGATACGTTAAATCCAAACGGAGAATCTTCTTCATTTGACGAAACGCCGACATTTACTGATTGTCGTCTTATAAAAACTGTGACTTCTGGAAAACATTGGGTAGTGATGAGTAATTCAAGTGGGCAGATTAGATTATCATTTGACACAACTCCAGAGTTGAAAGATATTCAATGTTATTTTAATATTGTTGATAATTATGGTTGTGTTACAAATTGTCATTTAGATAATGATTTGTGATAAATGCTCTACTCCCGTAAAATGGTACGCACATATTTCTATACTACATTTTTTCTTTGTCTGCTATCTTATGGAGCAGAACAAATATTTACTAGTGATATAAATTTGCGCGGCAACTCATTAAGACAAGTAAATAAAGTCACAAAGCCAAATGGATTTCCGTATGAGTGGACTGAAATACAGTATGTGGATGGTGTTTCTAATGCTGTGGCAAGCGCAAGTGTAAGTAGAGACAACATCTTAGGCAATTACTTATCTAACTATGTAGTGTTTGCCAGTAATGTTGTAGCAAGTGCAAGCGTAAGTAGAGACAACATCTTAGGCAATTACTTATCTAACTATGTAATGTTTGCCAGTAATGCTGTAGCAAGTGCAAGCGTAAGTAGAGACAACATCTTAGGCAATTATTTATCAAATTATGTGGATTCTGTTGAGTTAAGAAGTTATATTTCTCCAGGGTCTGATGGTAAAATAAAAACCAATGGTATTAGTTTGCTGGCATATGATGGAGCATCTGTTACTAATTTGATATATGCGTATGCCGAAGCTGATGATTCTATGGTAAAAAATGCTATTATAGAGTTAAAAGCCAGAACTTATGGTAGCATCGAAGGAACGCAAAGAACGGGTATCGTGTCAGTTGCAGGCTCTAAGATAATTAATGTGGATAGTCCAGTTTTAGACAATGATGCTGCAAATAAGATGTATACAGATATTACGAGCAACAACATCGTGCTCGCTGCAAAAAATTATGTAGATTTAAGAAAAACTATAGCATGGCCTAAAATGTGGAGCGACAGTACTGTGCTTTATCCATATAACACTCATATAGCTACAATGCGTATGCGGCCTGCCAATTATGATTATTCGGGCGAGTTAAACTCCATAATTGTTCCAGCAAACAAGTTGCTTATTGTTAAATATAACATGATAAATGATATATCTGCCACGAACATTGGCATTAGACATACATTATATTTTTATAATTTAACAAATCTATATTATTCTGAAGATTTTGGTATATACAGTTACACAGTTAACAATTATTTTGGTGATAGCTTTATAGGTTGTGGATTTTGCACATATTCTCTATGGGCATCAAATATAGTTGAGACACACGATAAAATAACATCTTTTCAAATGGGAAGAGTCGTTAATGACAACAATACTTCTACTAGTTATTTATATAATTTAGAATATTGGCTTGAGTAATACATTAATTTAAGAGGAGAATTTATGCGTTTAATTTATATAGGACACGGCATTAATCAATATCCGAATGTTGACAATGGCGGTAGTAATTTGTCAAAGTGTGTTGACGATGTTAAAAGAGTCTCATCAACATTAAAGAAATTTGGCTTTGAGCCATTTTCATACTTTGACTGGCAATGCACAAAAGCGGATGTTCTTAATCATTGGAAAACATCAGTGTCAATGGTTAAGCCTGATGAAAAAGCATTAATTGTGTGGCATAACAGTTCTCATGGAACACAAGTGCCGACCAAAGATCCAAATGAGCCTGATGGTATGGATGAAGCCATTTGCTGCCATGATACAAAGTGGGGCAGAGACAGATTTGATGGTGTGATAATTGATGATGAGATTAAAGCGATACTCAATACTATTTCAGAAAACATTACCATTGAGTTCATCTGTGACAGTTGCAATTCTGGTGATTTAACAAGAGGTTTTGTGCCACGACCGATTAAGAACAGAAAGTTCTTATATCCGCGCAACTATAAAACCGGCAAGATTGTTCGTTCATTATCCGACGGTTTTCTTGAGCTTTCATCACGCCATATTTTATTGGCTGGTACTGCACCGAACAAATTCAGCTATGAAGATGCGTCAGGTGGCCTATTGTCAACCAATATATCAAAAGTCATTGAGTCCACATTACCATATTTGCCGACAAGAAGGGAAGCAATTGCGTATATTATACGGGCGATTAAAGATAAAGGCTATGACCAACCAGCGCATTATGAAGCCAAACCGGAAGCTATGAGTTGGTGTGCATTTTCACTTGATAATAGCAAGGTTTCTCCAAGTAATCAAGGTAATTGGTTTACACGAATGATTAGAAAACTATGGATGATAATTTTTTAAGTTTTAGACAATTATTAGACGAAAACGTTCTTTTTCATGGATCAAATAAGGCTTTCAAAACTTTTGACAATCCATCAAAAACAACGTTACGTGGCACCGGTGTATTCTTATCAAATTCTATTAAATACGCTCGCCAGTTTGGTCAATATGTTTACGTTGTTGAAATTGCCCTGAAGAATCCAAAGACATATGAAACCAGCGTGGATTTTGAAGTGGATGTTATGAAAAACAACACTGCCAATGCTTTATTGCGTAATTTGATGAAGCAGGGTCATGATGGTGTTATTATTAATAAGTCAAAGGTGAATACGGGTGTGGTAAAAGAAGTAATTTGTTTTGAGCCAACATCTGCTGTAATTAAAGGAACAATATGAAAGATATAGACGCATTAATAGAGAAGGCACTTAAACAGTTGGAAAATTTCAGCATTAATGATCGTCAACTGGCCGATGAAACATATGCCAAGTTTAATGATGTATTTGAAATGGCGCGATCAACCAATAACAAAATTCCTGATGGTATTATTGAGGGAATGAATAAAGCGTTATTATTGCGTATTGCTTCAACGGAACGATTAAGCAAAATAATCAATCAACTGTTACGGCTGCGTTCAAGTGTTGAAAAACCTTATAATGAAGGTAATGCTGATGATCATAAAGAATTGTTGAACAAGTTAAACAAGTCACAAGGAGTTGCGGTATGAATGAAAAATACACCGTGTGGATACCAATTGTAATCTCCATTGTCACCGCTCTTATTACCTACGGCTTTTTCAATTGGAAGGCTGTATTGTCGAAATTGAATGTCTGGATGCTTACGCTATTGGGTAAAACGCCAACAGTTCTTGATGAACAACTTTATACTATATTAGTGCAGCATGTCGCCGAATATATGAACTCTGATGACTTTAAGGGTCATTGGTTGCGCGTTAATGATATTGTTAAAGATGGGAAAATTACTGATGAGGAACTGGCAATATTGAAGAACGTTTTTATAAAGTCGTTGGCGCAAGATTTAATAAAAGTTGGCATAAATGTGTATAGCAATGAAGGAAGAATTTTATTAGTGCAAGCAATTGATGAGTTTACTGCCTTTGTGATGAAGAATGCTACGGATATGAATTGGTTTAAGAGAGTAGGATTGGGATTGATTATGAGTTCGTTAAATCGTTGGATAAAAGAAAAGATAGAGGGATGGATATTGCAGAGTAAAGTCACAACAATAAAAATTTACATAAGGTAACTATCATGATAAAACGCATATTATTTTTGCTTTGTATTGTTGCACTTGTTGGTGCCGAAGAGAAGTTTACTACACCCATAAATATGATGGGGAATACAATACAAAATCTTGGTCAATCTGCAACACCAAATCAAAATGAGGCAGTTACATATGGCTATGTTAAAGAATATGTTGAGAATATTGATGTAGGTATTGCCAGTATGAGCATGTTTATTTCCAATTATATAGACAGTGCAAATTTAGCATCAAAAGAATATGTTGGAATAACAGTGAACACTATTGTGACAAACGAAATTACAATAGCGGGTTATGTAAATAAATCCGGCGATACGATGACGGGCCTGCTTACCACGCCCAGCAACGTCATCGTCGGCGGGCTGGCAATTGGCAATGTGCCTGTACCTGACATTGGAGAACACCCATCTGGCAAAGGCGCAATCAACATGGGCCACAACGAAGGCACGATGACCGCATACGCTCCCGGCACGCAAAACGCGGGATACAACTTAGGCACGATGACCGCATACGCTCCCGGCGCGCAAAACTCTGGCTATTGCAGCAACATAGGTACGATGACCTCATACGGGTACGGCTCGCGAAACTCAGGCGAAAACTCCGGCACGATGAGCGCAAGCGGTCGTGGCGCGCAAAACGACGGTTACAACATTGGCACGATGACCGCAAGCGCGAGCGGCGCGCAAAACATTGGCTACAACTATCACACGATGACCGCAAGCGGGCAAGGCGCGCAAAACGCGGGATACAACTTAGGCACGATGATAGCAAGCGGAAAAGGTGCGCATAACGCGGGATACAACTTAGGCACGATGATGGCAAGTGGCGACGGCGTGCTAAATCGCGGCTATCTTAACAGCGGTCAATATTGCACAAATTCCTGTAATGGCAGCGTTGCTCTGCTAGACGCCAGCGGCAATATGCTGGTTACCAACCACGCAGCGATTGTGCTTGGCAGCGGCTACAGCGCAGGTAACCGCACGCTTGTTGCTGACGCGGTTGTGATTCGCAGCATGGGCAGCCGCACGACTGACGCCGCCACCAAGGGCTACGTTGACGCCATTTCCAACGCCGCCCATGCCGCCTATGTGAATAAATCCGGCGATACAATGACAGGTATGCTCACCACGCCCAGCAACATAATCGTCGGCGGGCTGGCAATTGGCAATGTGTCTGTACCTACTGGCGAAGGCGCAATCAACGCGGGGCAAAACTATGGCACGATGGACGCAAGCGGGCGCGGCGCACAAAATTCCGGCGAAAACCATGGCACGATGACCGCATACGCTCCCGGCGCGCAAAACTCTGGCTATAACATAGGTACGATGACCTCATACGGGTACGGCTCGCGAAACTCAGGCGAAAACTCCGGCACGATGAGCGCAAGCGGTCGTGGCGCGCAAAACGACGGTTACAACATTGGCACGATGACCGCAAGCGCGAGCGGCGCGCAAAACATGGGCTACAACTATTACATGATGACCGCAGGCGGGCAAGGCGCGCAAAACGCGGGATACAACCTAGGCACGATGATAGCAAGCGGGAGAGGCGCTCGCAATTTCGGGTATGTTAGTTCTGGCCAAACCTGCTCCAATTCGGGTAACGGGTCATTCGCGCTTCCAGACGGCAGCGGCAACCTGGTGCTGTCAAATGACGCTGCAATAGTGCTCGGTAGTGGCTACAGCGCAGGTGACCGCACTATCGTCGCTGACGCGATTGTAATTCGCAGCATGGGCAGCCGCACGACCGATGCCGCTACAAAAAGCTACGTTGATAACTGTACTAATGCCATAAGATCAGCAAGCGCACTGGCCGTCATAGGTGGATTGTTCCAAAACCAGATGACGAACGGCGCGTATCAAGTGCGATATATGGCGGGCGAAACGCTGGTGGCCGGAAATTTGGTTTCGGCGTCGGTTGATGTTGACTATCAGGTACGCAAACTTGTTGCTGCTGGGTATGACTGTATCGGTGTTGCTTCACACGCAGCAACATCTGGGCAGTATGTGTGGGTTACAGTGAGCGGCATGGAACAAGCATTGATCTATTCATGGCCGACTCGCGGGCACGTCGCGCTGGGCGGCCCGGTCGCCGGTGCTTGCACAAACATTGCTGTGCCATCATCGAGTCCGTCGAACGATGAGCACTGGCGCGAGATCGGACATTTCATGCAGACCGGCACAAACACAGCCGGTCGCGTGTGGGTAAACCTTCATTTTCAATAAGGGATAATATGAGTATACGAGTTAAATACTTAATCAAGGCCAACACACTGATGCTCATTGCATTCGGTGCGATACTACCACTCGCTCTCAACGCCTTTGGTGTAGATGTGCCGCTGCCAACCGCTGACGAACTGGGCCGTTGGCCTGCGGCTACGTTGCTTGGTGCAGTCTCAATTTCGTCCATGTGGTTTGCCTATCGCACGTGGACGAATAGTATGAAAGCACAAATTGAAACTGCAAAAGCACTGACACTCCTTAGTCAACGTCCTTGTATGAAAGACATACGAGAGGCAGATTACAGACGAATAAAGACAAAACAATGGAGTGGGTAAGAAACTCTATTCGTGGTGTAATTGAGGGCAGATATAAAGAATATGATGATAAAGTAATAATAGACAAATCTAGAGAGTGGCCTTTGCACTCTCTATTGCTGCGAGACCTATACCCTCAAGCATCAATATTATTATGTGTTAGAGATTTAGTTGATGTGTTTGACAGTATTGAACGAAGAGAAAGGGACACCGCCTGTTTAACGCAAGCGCAAAAACCATATGATTTATGTATTGGTAATCGTGCTGAAGCTATGATTGGCCCAGAAGGTATTATCGGTTCTCCTTTAGTTGGGATTCAAGACATGTTAAGACGTAAACAGTCTTTTGAGGTTGTCAGATACGAAGATATGTGTGATGCCCCCGATATTGTAATGCGCAAAGTAGATAAGGCATTAGGGCTGGAATCATTCTCATATGATTTTGATAACATTCAAAACACTAGCGATGATGCTGATGGTTTATATCTTTGGAAATACCCTCATAGCGGTTGTGGTAAAGTTAAAAGAGAGAAAAAGGAATATTGTTTCACAAAAGACATTGAACTTCGCATAAAAGAAGTTCATGGGTGGTATTATAAGCAATTCTACGGATCATAATAAAATATGACAAAATACAAAGGTTGGCTACCAGATATACCTGACTTTCGAGATTATATTTATTCTTCTCGTGCAGTTGTTGTATCAGAGGTAATTGACTTGCGCTCGGTTTGCTCTACCATTGAACACCAGATGTCAATCGGAAGCTGTACAGCACAAGCAATTGTTGGCATGTTAGAATGCATTGAAAACAGTAAACGTAAATCATATACTGACTTATCTCGTCTGTTTGTGTACTACTATGAGCGTGAAATAGAGGGGACAATACATTATGACAGTGGTGCTTATTTGCGCGATGGTATCAAAGTTCTCAAAAACAAAGGTGTCTGCGATGAAGTTCTTTGGCCATATGATATTAACCGTTATAAGGAATGCCCACCAATTGAATGTACAATGAATGCGCAAAGACGTAAAATTACACAATATATGCGCATTACTAACTTAAACGATAAGTTACAATGTTTAGCAGAAGGATTTCCATTTGTGTTTGGTGCAGCGTTATATTCTTCTTTTGATACTGACATCACAAAGAAAACTGGTGTTATCCCTATGCCACAACGAAGTGAAGAGTTTTTAGGAGGTCATGCCATGTGTTGTGTTGGTGCAGATATGATAAAAAGGAATTTCATTATACGCAACTCATGGGGTAAGGATTGGGGCGATAATGGTTATTGTTATATGCCTTTCGATTATTTAAATAACGACAATTTAAGTAATGACTTTTGGACAATACGATCATGAAAAAACTTTACGCAATCTGGTCAGCCATTTTAACATGGTTCGGTGACTTGTATTTAGCTACCAGTCCACCTAAAATAAAAGCCAAAGATTTACGTGCAATGCTATCACTGGTTGAAGCTGGTGATATTCTTTTAAGAAGGTATAAGTCATATTTGGACGGATATTTTATACCTGGGCGTTATTCACATAGTTCTATTGTGGTGGATAAAAACAGTGTAGTTCATGCGGCTGCGGAAAGTGTAGAAAAAATTGACATACTTGATTTCTGCTTGCATACTGATGGGTTCTGCATATTGCGCCCCAAATATTTGAACAGTAATTTTGCAGAACAAGTCGTCCGAACAGCAATAAATCTAGTTGGTCGGCCATATGATTTTGCGTTTAATTCATATGACACATCGGCGTTATATTGTCATGAGCTTACCAATACAAGTTTGTCAGCAGTTGGATTAAGCGTTTCTCCCAAGCGTAGAAAGGTGGCTTTGTTTGTGCATCGAAATGTTATTATTGCAGATGACTTTCTCAATAACTTCGATATCGTGTATGAAACAGATGTAAAGAGAATACGAAAAGCACTATGAAAGTAAATCAGTTAATAGAAACTCCTGATGTGTTTAGACATGTTTCTTATGATGATGGCAATACTATTACATTTTCTTACAGTAATTCGAGTGCAAAATATGCCGCATTTGCCTTTTGTTCTTTATCCGGCAATAATCGTTACTTTCTTTTTCGTGGTGATGAGGTAATACTTGATTATGTTCTACAGCCGTTACCAGAAGAAGGAACATGTTCAATGATGAAAGATTTGGTAAAGAGATATGCAACACATGATACGTTGACGCAGCGGTTTGACACTATTTTCTGCAATTATCTGTATAATCCAGAAGTGCGCAACAAAGAAAATGGTTATATAACATATGCGCTGAATACAGATGAACAAGAACGGTTTAATACATTAAACTTTAAGCGTTGGCGTTTTTCTGGTAGAGTTTTTGTAGGTGAACAAACCATATCATTGTGGGGAGTATTGAAAAACAGTGAAATGCAGGACTTGTCGCAAAAGATGTCCACAATAGCAAAGCGTATGGGATTTTACTACGATGAGAAAACTTGGTTTGTTGAAATGCCCCGTACAACAGTTGAATGTAGTAATACTTCGCCAAAAGGATGTTATGACAATTATGCCAACTATGGTAATATGGTGATAACTGTTGCCAAGGCTCTTCGAACATTAGTAAACGAGTCGCCAGATAGATGCAAGGGAGTTAGGTATTTTAATTTTAATAATATTACTTTTACATTTTTAGGTAGTTATGGATTTTTTGTAAAAGCGGAAGATTTTGGAGAGGCAGTAAAATTCGTCATTATTAATGGTAAAAATATACTTTTTAATGACATAATTAATATAAGTGTGGAATTTGATGGCGTAGTGCATGGTGTTTTGGGATCTTTATATCAACATGTTGCTAAAAAATTGAAAATTAGTCTTAGCGATAAACGTAAAATAAAAAATGCTTTTGATTACGTAGATAATGATTGTTGTGATGAAAGTGGCGATATTGGGAAAGGAAGAGTGTTCCCTACTCGCAAGACAATATCGTTTTGGAGCAAAAAACAATATAAAAGTTTTGTTGGTAGAATTGTTATGGTTTGTAATAAATGTTTTGGAACAACTATTGATAAAACATGGCAAATAGAAATACCTGATAAATTCGCCGACATTGCCGCCGATAGATTTAATTCCGAGAAAGGAGAGGGAAAGTTTCTGCCTCTTAACTAATGTTCATTTCGTATATTGATTGTAACTTTTAGGAACTTATTCATGAAGAAATACATTTTGATATTACTGGTAACGCCGATACTGTGTGCATCAGTGTGGACAACAATCATTGATCCAAACTTGCCAATTACAATTATCAACAATAGCACCAATATGACAGTTACGATTGGCACGATGACGTTTCTACCAAATTCTACTAATGACTTAGGCAGAACATATTCGCGTGAAGAGATAAATTTAAATATTCGCTATATTTACAACAGAATTCTTTCTGGAGGAGTTTTAACCAATAGTGT